GCCCGCTTTCCTGATCCGGCAACCAGGCGTGAACGTTGTAAATATCGCCGTTGTGCAAAATGCGTTGCTTGGCATTCAGGCCGGGGCGCTGGCGGATTACAATGCGCGCGATGATCTCGGACTGAATCGCCGCAGCGGCCAAGAATTCCCGACCGCTGGCCGGAGCAATGCGCGCCGGGACGTTAGCGAAAACCGTTACCCAAGCTTCGGTGAAGCCGCCGGTCTCTTCGTCGCGGACCTCTGTCCAATCCTGGATATCCACCCTATGGCGGTACTGGCCGGCGCGACTCATGGACGTTCCTCGACGATCAGAGTGTAGACGCCGGACGATGCACCCGAGACTCCGGCGAGCTTGGAGAAGACCAGGTAATAGGTATCGAATAGCAGGCCCCGCTCCCCGAAAGCACTTTCGCCGACAGTCGTTTGCTGTGCTGTCGCTCCAGAAGTTCTAACGCGGATAGTTTCCACCGCTGGCGCAGCCGGGGTGAACGTACCCCCTGTAGTGACCGACGCCTGGAACGCGTACGCCGGCTTTTCATTCATGAAGTTGACGGAGTACATGAGAACAGAAGTAGCGAATGTTCCTCCCTCAGTCCCCTGCCCGGTGCGGTAAGCCCGCAGAGCTACCCCACCCTCATCAATCGTGAGTTGTTGGTGGTGAATAATGAAGTTAACAGGGACGATGACCTTGAACACCATTGGCGTAGCGTCAAGCCCTGTGAATTCGTGAGATAGTCGCCACATATGGCGCGAGAAGAATCCGGTCTGGCCATTATCGACACGGAGTCGGCGACTTGCACCAGTTCCGCCGTCGGTCAGCAGATCAAAAGGTGGATGCGCAATAACCCGCTCGGCGTGGGTCGTGTCGCCCATGGCCGTTTCTTTGCGGTACGGGCCGCCGAACAGCTTCCGTATGTAGTCGCCTACTGGCATTTTCGGCATTCCTTTTAGACTAAGGCGGGGTCACGTAATGGGAACAGCAAAGCCGTCACTGGCTTAGGCAGATAGCCGCGGTCATAACCGCCGTCTGCGTTCTCGTCGCGGTCTTTGTACAGAAAGCCGAGCTGCAGCAGCACTGCGGCCTGTACAGCGTACTTGACGAGCTTATCGCCGGAGCTATCGACGACGTAAGTCGGATCGCCCGAGCTATCAAGGATCGGATCGTCGTTGCTGTCGCGCTCGACCTCGTAGGGGCTAGCGGACTTCAAGTAGTTTTTCACCGCTTCAGAAGCTGCGCCGATGTATGCCTCGATCAATATGTCATCTTGGTCGTGGTCCATGTTCAAGTGTCGCTTAGCGCGGTCAAGCGTGACGTACATCATAATTTCACGCCTTTTGCCGGGTCGAAGGTGCTCGCGTTCTCGCGAAGGTCTTTGCCATTCCGGCCCGCTTTCACTACCAAAATCCAGGCGTCGCTAGAACCTGGCTTGTCAGTGTTATCGGCTTTGGTCGATGTCCACTGGCTGCCCGCCCATGTCACGTTGTCGTGCGCGTCGTAGGCTTGCTCCTCTCGGAACACCCCTTTGTAAATCTGGATCGGTAGCGCGAACTTCTGCGCGACTTCCTGACCGCTGGACTTCATCAGCTTGACGGAGAACTCCCGATCGCCGTCCTGCGTGATGCTCACGCCATCCACGCCATCCACGATGCATTCCCATCCGCGCATCCCGTGAGTGCGCTCGTACGACTTCCACAGGCCGCCGCGGTGCGCAGCGTAAGTGCCTCGCGGATACTGTTTCGCTTCCTCGATCGCCGGCAGGATCTCCAAGTCGATCGCGTCCCGCCCGTGCTCCGGCTCGGGGATTACCGGAACCGGGATTAGCGCGGCGGCGGCGCGGGCGATGGCGTCTACGTCGACCTTCTCGGGCTCCGGTAGTTTCACGAGTGCAGCGACGGCTTCAAGGTCTACTTCGGCAGCGTCTTTGCCGTCTTTCACTTCCGGCAGCTTCACGAGGGCCGCTACCGCTTCGAGGTCTACGCGTTCTGCTTCCGGCACGACGATAAGCGCCGCGGCGGCTTTCGCCAATACTTCCAGGTCGACAGGTTCCGCGTCTTTGCCGTCCTTCACTTCAGGCAGTACGACGAGCGCCGCAGCGGCCTTAGCCAACGCTTCCAGGTCGACCGGCTCTGCGTCTTTGCCGTCCTTCACTTCAGGCAGTACGACGAGCGCCGCAGCGGCCTGCGCGATAGCGTCTACGTCGACAGGTTCCGGCTCGACTGGCATCGGCCGATCAGCTAAGCACTTACGCAGGTCGGCCAGTTCAAGATTCAGCGGTGCGACAGCCTTTGCCACCGCTGCGGCGATAACCGGCGCGAGGAATTCGGCTTGCGCTTCAAGTTCACGCAGGTTCATTAGCGAGCCTCTTTTCGATCAGCAGGGCGAGCATTTTCGCGCTGTCTTGGATTTGTTCGTCGGTTGGTTCTGTCGGTGCGGTCCCGGGCGCAGCCGCGGGCTGCGCCGTGCCGAATGGGTCGGCCTGCGCGTCGCGCTTAGCCAATGCTTCAACAGAGTAGTTCTGTTGTTGCGACAATACTGAGTCGCCGCCGGGCACTGGGGGTAGGTTCATCCGGTAACGTGCCTCATTCGGGGACATGATAGTGCCGCCTACCGCAAGTTTCAGCGTTTCGACCAGGGTTCCCATGTCCATGCGCAGCAAGCCGTCAAGATCCAGCTCGACGCCGTAGCCATTCGGCAGAGACAAACCGTCGTCCATGCACGCTTCGTACTCTTCGCAAAGGATCTGCAAGCAGTCGGAGTAATACTTCTGGTTTTCCTGCTCTGCTGTTACGCCGTTCGCCGCGGTTGTTACGCCGACCTTCGAAGCCGGTACGTGAAACGCGGTACAGATCATTTCAGCCGTAAGCTTGAACTGCTCGATCAACTGCGAATCGGTTGCAGACATCTTCATCTGCTGGAACTTGAGATCGTCGCCGACCACCGCAACGCGTCCGGCGTTTTCACCGGTGTAGTTCGCGTCCCAGTGTGCTTTCAGCCGTGCTGCGGTTTCATCACTGATCGCGCCGGGCGCACTCAGGATGCCGCCAGGTCGTGCGCCGTTCTCAAAGAAGGTCGAGCTATCATTTTGCATCTTCAACGACTGACACGCGGCTAGAGCGCAGGCGTAGAGTGGACTCACGCCGACCAGGGGGTGGAAGAGGCAATTCATTCGATCATGAATAATTTCTGACGCCGGAACAGTGACACCTTCACTGCCAATCTCATTCAAGTCGTCGCCGTTGCACTGGTAGTACACGTCGCCATTCTCCGCTACGAGGACGGTCACGCGATCAGGGTCGAGCAAATAGATAGCTGTGACGACGCCGCGGTTATCCCGCTGCTTGAGACCGTAGGCGTTGCCCTTGGTCAACTTGCTGGTCTGCCACCATTGCTTATGCTGGATATGGTTCTGATAGCCGTTAGGCTTACGCAGGACCGGGCTAAACGAGGGGCTGGAAGTCTCTTTCCAGATGCCGTTCGCATCCAGTTTCATAAGGCGCTGCCGGAGCTTGCCGATGTCGTTTGCGATTAGCGTGACGCAGGCGTACACCGCGTAATGCGCCAACACGGTCGGCGATTTCCATTCGTCGTTGCGCTGCCAGGCGCCGGTATACGGCTCATGAATCCAGGGGAACCATCCGCCGCCTCGGCTACCCGTTACGGCCGAAGACACTGGCGCTCGCTTGAAGGTCAGCTCTCGGCCGAAGATACGCATTAGGCGAGATCCTGATCCGCGATTACCGCTTCGACATCAGATTTCTTGATTCTGCCGTCTTTACCGGTGCCGACGACTTTATCCAGGTCGACGCCATGCTCTTTAGCGAACTCGATAACCGCTTCAGAGGCACGCGGTTCATCGGCTACCGGAGGATGGCCTGCGGACAGCATGCGAGTGTTGTAGCCATCGTCGGCATAAGTACCGTGGCCCAGCTTGCGCAGGGTCTCCGCGTAGCGGCGGGCCATCATGACCTTTTTGCCGCCCTTGCCATAAATAAATTCAACTTTAGACATAGGGGTTCCCCTTTAAGATGATTCAGTGTACGGGGTGGCCGTGGTTGCGGCAAGTATGGCGGCTTTCCTCGCGGCTCGACGTTCTGCTAATCGCTGCTCACGGGCTTCCGGATCTTCCAGCAAACGCTTCTCTCGCTTCTTAGCGTTACGCCTATCACGCATCATAGCTAAATGTTCTGGAGTATGCGTTCTGTCGTACAGGGCTTGCTGGCGTGCTGCCATCTTGGCGCGGAATTCAGGATCTTCCCAATTTGCTTTCGTCTTCGCGGACTGATTGGCTAAATATTCTGGATCGTTTTGGATACGAGCCATCTTCGCCGCCCGTTTGGCTTTTGCTTCAGGGCTGTGCGCCGCTGTCTGCATAGCCTCCTGTCTGTCGGGATCAAGTAACGCGAGGCGTACTTTCTCTTTTTCCTGAGGATCGGCCCAACGTTTCGCTAAGCCCTCCTTACGCCGCGAGACAAAGTGCTCCGAGAATCGCAAGGTATCCAAGGCGCTGCCGGGGTAGTGCTTTTTCATCTTCTCCGAACGCTTTTTAAGCACTTCTGGCCTACTGGCGATCTCCTTTGCTGCTGCTACGCGCTTTTCGTAATGTCCTGGTTTCAAGCGTGCCTGTGCCATCGCCGCGAGCCTGGAAGCCCTGATTTCGGGATTTCTCCATGGGCGTGCAAAGCTATCTTTTGTCCTCTCTTTGTATTCGGCGCTGGCTTTCGTAATTAGCGCTTTACGAACTCGTTCTTCTACAGCCTCAGGACTCATATCGAACGTACCTTCGCCGCCTTCTCCTACGTTGGTAAGGTTAAAACCTAATTCTTTGAAGAAGGAGATCATATGAATTTCGTGGGCTTTCCAATCCTCGCCCTCTGGCACCTGGTAAAGCACATCCATGCTAGGCAAGGTATCTGCTCGTAGAAGGCTTCTTATCCAGTTTGCGCAGTGATGTTTAGCGGCGCGGCTACGCGCAGCACTTATGTGCTGATTCAATCTTTTTTGAGGGGAATTGGTTTTTCCGATGTAACGAATTTCGCCTTTAGGGCAAAGCAGAGCGTAGATGTAATTCGGCATTTCACAATCACTCCCATGATTGACGTCCTCCCAGAATAGGAAAAGTCCGCCACATCGGCCGCTGGGAGACGGCGCTCGGGAGCAACCCCGGATGTGGCGGACTTCAGTTTACCGCATTCCTTCGCGGTGTCTAGGCCTTAACTCCCGTATGCGGCTCCGGAAATGTAGGCAACTGCCTGAGGACGGCGCTTCCGCCAGGTGATCATGCGTTCTGCACGAATCCCCAGAAGATTGTTGGCCCACAAGCTCGTAAGAACGGTGGAGGCAGTAGCAGGATCATCCGGAGTGGAGTTCATCTGTACGGAAGCCTCACGACTTACGTCTACTGTTACTCCGCCTTCGTCTGCCAAGAGAATCTCGCTTTGCTTGGCGAGGACGATGATCGAGCCGCTGGAATCACTTGGTACAGTTTCGCTGACAATGACGTTCAGGCCGAGGAGAGTGCCCCCAGTTGCGCTGATACCTGGGAACTCAGGCTGCCCTAGTGGGTTCATCATCATGCCAATCGCCATCGCCATGGTGGAAGTCATAATCCATACGGCGCCGGCGGTGCTCATGTTAGCGGCGATGAACGTCGCGTACAGGGCGCGCACGTCGGCACGCAAAGCGTCTGCATCAGTACCCGAAGCCGGGATAGCAGTCGCGGTGTTAGTCACCGACGCTGGTCGAACATCAGTCACCGCTGCGTAAGCAGGGTTGATGAACGAATCGTCAGTGAACTGCGCGATCTGTGCGACCAGGTCGCCACGGATGATTGCTTCAGCCGAAGGAGTCGACAATCGCGCCAGCTCGTCGGAGATAACCACAATGCCCGCGATCTTATTGAAACGCAGGGTGATGTCTTCGAACGCGAGGGCGGAAACTGGCTTAGGTTTCGTTTCCCCTACCCAATTTACGGTCGAACCCTGCGTTTGGCCGGGGATTCTTACGTTAAACGGAACTTGTCGCAATTGAGACATTTTCCCAACAATCGTCTCGGGGCGCAACAGCTCGATCAGCTCATTTGACATTTGCTGATATGGAACCAGCGGAGCAGCCCAGGTGGCGTCGGTGGTAGTACCGGCGGCTACAGCGGCCTTCAGAACCTGTTCCACTTCAGGGGTGTCGGTCCATTGCTTGGCGATCTCTGCGGCCTGCATCAGGTTGCCTTTGGCGCGGCACTGGGCGATCACGTAGCGAGTGAAGGCGGTGCCCTTGGCGACAGGGTTAGTCGCTTTTACAGTAATCGAAGAACGCTCACGCATACCGGAAGCGTCAACAACAGGCTTGGCGGTAGCGATCGCGGCTTTCTGCATAGCTTCTAGGCGGCCGATGTGAACTTCGGCGGCTTTGATTTCGTCGACCAGGGTGTCGAACTCTTCCGACTCTGCGCCGTCCAAGGTGCGACCTTCCGCGCTGGTCATCAGCTCGGTTTGTCGCGCGGCCTTCTGTTCCAGTGCTGCTTGGAACGATTTGATTTGTTCAGCAATGTTCATGTCTTGGCCCTCCTCGGGCTTCGGAGTAACGGGTAGTTTTTTCGTAACGGTTGCCGAAGCGCCGGCGGGTTTGGCGAGCCGAACGACAGGGACTTCCTTTTTGCCTAACGCGGCAGGTAGACCCACATCGAAACTTTTCACCGTGGAAATTACGGCCTGGGAATTGCATGGAATTGTGACTAACGACAATTCGTACACTTCCGTTTCAATATAACGAGTGCCCCAAGTGCCGGCGATGTTCTCCGACTCGAGCGAGCGAAAACCGATAGAGACCGCCCGAACAATCTGCGCTTTCACGGATTGCCAAGCTTCGTCTACCCGATCCTTCAAAGTCCCTGGTTCAGCGATGTTCGCGATCGTAGCGGTGAAGGTAACACCTTTCGCGGTCGGCTTATCAAATACGACGGTGCCAATCGGCTTGTCGTGCTGGTGCTGCCACAGGAGCGCCAAAGGGTTCTGGAACTTCACGCCTAACGGCTCGATAACATCACCGACGCGGTCCACGGAGGGATTTGTTGCGATCCCCGTAATGACTCGGGCCTCGTCATCGACCGCCTTGATCTCAAGAAAACTGTAGGCTCTGTTCATGTATACAGCTCCGGTAAATTACGCGCACTGTAACTCATAAAAAGAGCATCGTAAATTTTTTGTGCGCTGCCGGCGGGTTAAGTGCCATCAGACTGACTGCGTTGAAGAGCGCCATAACCGGGTCAATCTTGGCTGAGCCCGAAGCCTGTTTGGTGATCAGGATAGAGTTCGCCCGTGGCTCAACACGGCAGTTGGAGACGCACCACGACATCAAAGGCTGCTCGGCGTGCTTCAACTTCCCTTCAGCTAGGCGTCGCTCCGTGGTCTTGATCGCGCCCCCGAGCTTCCAACCCTGGCTGATACCGACGATCTTGTCTTCGGGAATTCCCCTTGAGACTAGTTCGTCGAAGATGGCCCCGATCCCGACCGGGTCTACGCCGATTTTATCCAGGAGGCCGGATTCGTAAACGCGCTCTACGATGTCGCACACTTCCGTGACATCTTCGCCTATGCGTTTCACTAGAACTAAATCTTTGTCTCTGCTGAAATCGTGGAAGCGCGAGGCCTCCTGCTTGTTCCGGGCAAGCGCGGAAGGATGCGCCCATGCGCCGGCCCACGTAAGCCAGTTTCCGGTGTCCTTCTCCCTCCCGACCAGGGAGAGCCCTAGCAAGTCGTCCAGGCCGCCGCCGTCGATCCCTACGTCGATCACCTCGCAGCGGTCGAGCATTGAATCGAGCGTAACGCTCTTGTCGGACTGCTCCTGCCAGAAGTCCGCGCCGGCCCACCGGTCAGAGCGCAGCGCCAGGCCGATCTCAATGTTCAGAAATTTGCTCAAGAAGCCGAGGACCGATTCTTCGCCGGTCTCCTGAGCTTTGGAATATTCGCGCTCCAGGTAACCGCGATCGACGGAATAACCCATGTTCGGGTTGACGACGTGAAAGTTTTCCGCGTTGCGCGCTTCGCCGGAATCCAGCATGTGCTGTGGGAATTCGTAGATCACCGGCAGGAAGCGTTTGTCGTCGATCCGACCGTCGCGCACGCCTCGGGCGTACATAAGCTTTTGGCGGAACACTCCCGCAGGCGGTTTATCAGATTGCGTGGTCAAGTAGATGATGCAACCCTCGGGCCGGGCAATCAGCCCGCCTGTCGCTTCACGGAACATGTTTTCCGCGTTTGGCATGGCGCCGAACTGATGAATCTCGTCGATCAGCACGAAACTGGCTTTCTTGCCCGACACGGTGTTCGAGTCAGCCGCTACCACTTTCAGCGTGGCGCCTGTGCCGCGGTGGGTGATCGTGCGCAAGTGGTCCTGCACCTGCAGCAGTTCGGCCAGTTCGGGGTCGTGCTTCACCATGTCGCGCGCGGGCGCATACGCGTTATTAGCTACTTCAATAGTCGGCGCGAGGATGATCATTTCCGCAGACGTTCGCCAGTTGCGGATCAGCAGCGTCAACATGATGGCCGCCGCGATCGTCGACTTGGAATTCTTCTTCGGGATCGTCAGCATGAATTCTTTGATGTGCCGGATACCCGAGTCCGGGTCGTAGGCCCCGAACACAGAACCCGCGAAGTCACTGACCCACGGGGCACATGCTTCGCCGATGGTCGGGCTACCCGGCGCGTCGACGATCCGAAGCTGCTGCATAACGTCCAGTCCGGCTAGGGCTTCATCAGGGAAAAGTGGCGCACACGGCAGGAGGCTACGCCCTGCGACGATATCGGCTTCCCATGTTGGGTTCCACGTAGTCCACTCAAGCTGCATATCGGTTCGCCTCGTAATAGAGTTCGTTCCACAGCTCAGTGAAGTTGGCCGGGAGGGTATCGCGCTTCAGGCGATTATCTAAACGCCAGAGCGGTTGCAAGTTTTTCAGGTTCCAGCACATCTTGAATTCCAAGGAATCCTCTGATTTAGGGCGGAAGAAAGACACAGGGATTATGTGATCTATCTCTATTTCGCCCGCCATGAAACGTTCCCACGTCATACCTTCGGTGAATTGCCGTTCAAGATGTTTATGCAAATCCGCCGCACTAAAAGATAGGAGTTTAATCCACGAAGCGTCTAGCCTAGCTCTTCCAAGGCTGTTTCGCACGGAGCTGGAAACCCGCATATGAATAGCAAAGGCTGGATCCGTACGCCTCTTGATTTTCTGCTGGGCGAGTTTACGCGGAGCATTTTTAGCGTAATAGGCTCTTGCTCGTTCCCTTAATTCTTCGGGGTTCTCCCTAGCCCTCTTAGCGTGCGCCGCCCGTAGACAATCGACGCATGAAGCCGTAAGCCCATAGCTGCCGCAGGAAGATTTATTGAAATACGCGCGAGTGGCCGGGAGAATACTTGCGCACTTAGAGCAACACTTTTCCAGGGGCATGCTGCTTGAGATTCTCTCCTGTAGACGTGCTGCAGCCTCTATCTTGCGCACCTGCTTTAGCGCCTGCCATTCGTCCGTAGCTTTTCTAGCCCTCCTCTTGGCGACCTCCGAATCTCTCTGGGTATGGTATTTCGCCTTGGTTTGAGCATTCCTGCAAACTTTACACAAGGCTTTCCTCCCGTCCGGGTATTCTTTCCCTACGGGGTACTCAATTCGTGGTTTTGCTTCGGAACACTTTGTGCAAACTTTTAGTTCGCTGAGGAGGGTTGGTTGTGTAGAATTCGCTGCAGCCATGAAGCACCTCAGATGCGGATCGGTAAGAAACCCCGTAGGTGTTAGCGCACCGCGGGGTTTTGTCATTCTACTTCTCGGTGTTGTTCACGACAAGCTTCGGCGGTGCGGCCAGGGCGAATCTTCCGCCGGCCGACGCGCCTTTCGCTGCATCCGTTAGTTTTTCCTTCTTGCCCTTCTCCCCCATCTTGGCGTGCTCAAAGGGCAGCAGCGCTTTCGCTGCTTCGAGCCTAGCCTTTACCCCGGCCTTCGGGCAATTCATCAGTGCGGCCAGGAAGACTTTCGGATCGTCAGTTTCCGGAATTTCGACCGTCACAATATCCGGTTCGGAAGGGTCGCCGGTAGCCTCCGGCTTACCCGCGGTTCCCGCCTTAGTACCAATGCCGATGGCGGCTAGTGCCGCCACGATTGCTGGGTGTTTACGCATACGATGGCCCGCAGCTTTGGCGGTCTTGGCGCTGAGTCCCGCGCTGATTGCGGCTTGCTCAGGCTTCTCGCCACGCAGAGTCGCCTTGAAGAAAAGTTCTTGCGTTTCGTTGAGCATTGCGTCGGTCCTGTTGTTACTCATGCGCCTAGGCTAACACGGGTAACAAAGCATGCAGGTTTTATTCCCTCTCGAAGGGGTCGGCGCGATCAGGGCAGGAGGTCGGCCCGTAGCACGCCAACTCCCCCCGGTAGTGAGAATCCGTCGCATTTGGACGCCATTTTGCACCAAATCCGTGCAGAAACGCGCTTGAAGCACGTCACTCACGTCGTTGCATGGGTTTCACTCGCATTTGAGTCATGCATTTTGCACGAAGGCTGCGTCGAACGCGCAACCGTTGCGGATTGGTAGGTGGTGTGGGGGTGGCGCAGCGTAGGAGCTGCGCCTTTGGTGTCAGGCGGGGAGGGCTCGGTAGGCCTGCATCTGCTCTACGAAGACGGGGAACGCCTCGGTGCGCATACGGCGTAGGAAGGGCAGCAAAGAGCCTCTAGCCCTGTTGCAGTCATTGCACGACACCACGAGGTTGGAGGGGGTGTTGTTGGCCTTCTGTTCGTCCAGGTGGTCGACTACCGCGGTCTTCCACTCTAGATCCACACCACACCAGAAGCAGCCCGGGCATTGGCCCTTATGCTCGACATAGGCAACGTGCCTGTGCTCGTACACACAGCCTTTGGTGTCAGATAGCGGGTGCGTCTGATCGAGCAGCTTGATGTACCCGGCTGATGTGGTGTAGCGGCCGCCAGCGTGGCGCGGTGTAGCTACACCGGTGCGGCGTATGCGGATGTAGTGCTTCTCGCAGTGCTGCGCCTTACGTGTCGCCTTCCCCTCGCAACCCTCAATAGCGCACGGGCCTAGCAGAGCAACTCGGGCCGCAGCGTGTCTCTTCTTAAGCTTCTCACGGCAGGGTGCCGAGCAATGCTTACGATCCGCGCCTTTGCGTATTTCGTAGGAGAAGTGCTCACCACATTCCGGGCAAGTCTTAGTCCTGATTCGCATCGTCTATCCTCGTCTGTTAACGCCTAATCCGCCTTCATCGGCGGTTTTCTTATTGTGGCATGACACGCATAAACTTTGCCAATTATTTTGACTATCCCAGAACAGCTTCATGTCACCTCGATGGTCAACGATGTGATCAACCACGGTGGCCTCAGTCACCTTGCCCTGCGCCTGGCACATCACGCAGAGAACGTTCCTCTCCAAGAACTTCAGCCTGTAGCGCTGCCACTTCCCACCGTAACCGCGCTGCGCTGTGGTCAGCCCTTCACGCCATGCGTCAGGGTTCAGCATCTGCACCGACTGCGTACTGACCTCACGCGCACGAGTGGGCTGCATGGTGACCCTAGATTTTGTCATTACTCAGTATCCTTCAACATGCCAAGCACCGCGCGGTATCCACCTCGGTATTCGATCCGACGTATCAAGGACTCCGTCTTACGCATGGCCGAACCAACGTGGCTACGCAGGTTTCGACCGAGGTCTTCTAAGTCCTCCTCAGCCCACGTGTAGCCAACGTCCCTTCTGCCTAGCTTCTTGCGTAGCAGACTCTTGGCCTCGTCAATTCGGGAGAGGATATCCGTCTGTAGCGTAGAGCCGAGCATTTGGTTGCAAGGCCGACATGTCTTGGCTAGCAGGTACATCTCTCGGTTAACGCCGAGGCCCCGGTACTGGACGATCTTGGATAGCGGCGGGACGTGGTCTACAGCATCAGCAGGATCACCGCAGTACACGCACAAAGGCCATCCCATTTCGGATCTTTCAGCCGGAGCCGAGGAGTAGAGAAAGTTGTAGACCTTGTAGAGTTCATCTCTATTTTGACTCATTGCGCAGCTCCCGAAGCTCAGCCAATTCCTTTTTTACTTTGGCGTAATGCGCTCGGCTACGGCATGCACCGCAGCAGAAGAGCGCATCAGATCGGGAGTTTTTGAACTGGCCTTGGCATGTAGGGCAGGTACGCGTTGTTTTTTGCTTCATCTTGGGCATCCTAGGCGCGTAAGAGACGTTTAAACGGGTCTTAAGTATCTAGCCTAGGGTTTCCGTTGTCAACGGCTATTCAAGCCTGAAGGACGGCGATTGAGTACCGGCGTCTCAACCTGTTCCGCGGAGACCTCTGGTGCCCTACCTTGGGCGGCGATCTCCTCTAGCGCCACGCATACGCGCTCCAGCAAAGCGTGGTGGCCTGTCTGTAGCTCAACGTCGACGCCTGCCGGCAGAACCAAGGGTTCAACGCCCAAGGCATCAGCTGTCGGGCTGATCACCGATAACAGGCTGTCGATCAGGTCCGCTGTCGCGGCGCCTTTCAACTTCAGCACCAGTAATCCGTTGCTTGAGTTCTTCGAATCGTTCATTGGCTAAGTCCAATAGTTTTTTGAGTTTCGCCCGACGTCGAGCGCATCCGGAACATGCCATGGGTTCCGCTCCATGTGGTGAGTGATCAGCGTACCCGTAAACCGCGAACCAGTGGAAGGCGTCTCGGCCAGTGGTCGTGATCTGCATTACGCGCAATTCTTGCGGGTTTATGTAATCTGCATTTCTTGCGTCTTCAGTGTTGCGTTGCTCGAAAACAGGGTTGCACGTTGCACACCCCTAAAGGGGAGTGTGTGCAATGCAACCTTAACCGAGTTGCAAATAAGCAATTTGCAACCCTATTTGCAACGCAACCTTCATCATTCTGCATTTTCTGCGGATAAGAAAAGGCTCCCGTTTTCCTCGAAAATAGCGCCTTTCTCCAAAAGCGTTTCCATTGCGCGTTTAAAAGCTTGATTTTTGTAGCTCTGCCGCTTGCTAGGATCGAACTGTGCGCAGAATTCAGCTTGAACCCTGGCCGTTTCGACCCCTGCTTTCTCGTCTGACAAGCCAAAAACGTTATGAAGAGCGTCCAAGAATGCCAGTTCGTTAGCTCCGGTCTTCTTTTTAGGCTCCGGTTTAGCCTGTCCGGCGCCCTTGAATTCGACGATACAGCTAGTGATATCGTCGCCGTCCTCGTCTTCTCCGAGGATGACGGTGTGAAGTTTGAATAGATAACCGATGCCCTCAACGCCGTCCTTCATCTTGCTGGTAGTGATGCTGCGGGTGTCGTTGCTCCGCTCTACCTTGATCTCTACGTCACAAGCCGCCTTGATACTGGAGTGCCCGCGGGAACCCTTAGAGGCGTCCTTACCGCTGTGGTGCACCAGAAGAACCATGGCGTCGCAACGGCGGGCTATGCGCTTGCACTCGGCCAAGGCGATACCTACGTCCATGCCATTGTTCTCATCGGCGCCAGACATAACCTGGGCGAAGGTATCCATGACAATAAGGTCGTAGGGCTCACGTTGTCGAATCTCGCTAATCAGGTCGGTGATCTGCGCCACATTAGTAAGGTTAGGCGTGATGTCGTAAATGACGTCCATACCAATCCGAGGGATCGCCTGCTGATGGCAGTAGGCCTTGATGCGCTGCCGGAAGCCCGAGACGCCTTCAGCGACCACGTAGAGGACGCGACCTTTAGATACCCGATGACCGTTCCAGAACTCCATGCCGCGGCATATAGCGGCACTCAGGTCTAACATGGCGAAGGACTTGCCGGAACCGGATTCGCCGAACAGCACCCCAAGGTTAGCTTTAGGCAAGAAGCCCTTGACTAACCATTTTAGGCTCGACTCTTGCGCTGCGAAATCGTCGTCCGAGGTGATCTTGAACTTGCCGCCTTTCTGCTCCGGCAGGACTTCAAACTCGTCCGCGGAAGCCGTCTCCAATCCCGTTTCGCCGCCGGCTTCACGGATCATCTTCAAGACCGTACCCATGGTTGTGTATTCGGCGGTCGTGTTGATTCCAAAGGAATCCCAACGCGCTTTGCCGAACTCCATGCCGCCATACTTAGGCGAATGGGCGGACCAGTCGTCCCACAGGTCGAAGCCGTCACCAAACGTCTGGTGATGGACAGCCATGCCGATGTTGCGCCAGTCCTCGTACCCGAGATCATCGGGCAGCTTGTGCAGCAGCTCTGTTACCTGCTCCGGCGAAAGCGGCAAAGGTGGCTTGCCGTCGCCCTCGTATTTATCCCGTAGCTCTTTGACGCGAAGGAAGCGTTTTAGGCTATAGGCGCGGTGGATATCCTTAACAGGCGCTAGGGTGTTCTGATCACCCATCAGCTCAGTCAGGTCGGTGATGTTCCCTGTGAACGTAACGAACCCCTTTGAGTGGAAGACCTCATATCCGAACTTGTCCTCAGGATTGCGTGCAGGGCTGTCCTTGTCGTCTGGGATCACGCCAGAGAAGAAAGCCCGAATGCCATTGCCGGAGGGGCTGTACTCAGCGTAGGAGCCTTCGGTCAGCTCTTCGACCAGGGTGTCTACCTTGCCGTCGATCACGCAGTCGTCGAAGTCCAAGGCGGTTATGCCGAACTCAGGCATCAATGCGAAGCCCACGCCCGCGAAGTCATGCTTCTCCGCAGCCGCTTTAGCCTCTTCAAATGTGACGAGCAAAGCCCGGTCTTCATCGGAGCAATGGGTGTGCTTGCGGACAATTCCTGAAACGTAGTAAGGCATTTTTGCGGCTTTCGGGCGGCCAGGTTTGCGCACCCACCTCCAGACAAGCCAGCCTTTCAAATCCCGCATAGCGTCGGGCGCCTGCAGGTTCTCAAATTTCTTTGCCATCTTCGAGGCACCCACGGCTTATAGCTCTGACGAGATGTCGATCTCGACTAATTCTTTACGGGCTTCCATCATGGAATCCGCCATATAGAAGGACAAACGCGCAAGCGAGCGTCTGTGTCCATCGGAGTATGAGACCGTCGGGTCTTTTTCCTTTAGCTCTTTGAACCGTACCATCCATTGACTCAAAGCCACGGCGGCGAACTGATCGCGAATCAGCATCTCTTCTCGGGTGTATTTCTTACTCATGTCGGGAATCCTTACACGTCAGACGAGAAGTTAGGCTCGGCGAGGGCAGCAGCATATTTCGGGTTCATCAGTTCATCACGGGGCACGCCGTAAAGCGTCTCGATCTCCGGGATACGCGCCAGGGGAACAAAGCCGCGCTTCAACCACTGCTGGGCGCACTGGTGGGAAACGCCGAGCTGCTTAGCCAGGTGTGTGATGCCGCCGGCACACGAGACAGCTTTAAGGATGCCGGTGTATTTGTCCGCGGCCATAACAGTGTTCAGGAGGTGTGCCGGGGCGCCGCCGTTTACGAGTTGATCGCGCAATGTGGAAAGCTTCTTGTCCATCGGTAATTCTCTTTAGGTGGGGTAACGTGAGCGCACCTTAACCTGTAAAGCAACAAAGCGCAACAGAGTGCCGTTCGTCGCGGGGCAGTAAAAGAATGCAACAAAGCGCTAGACATGGCAACTATAGGACCGTATATTGAACCCATCGAAAGCAAACAACCAAAGGGAAATACGGAAATGACTTACAAGAACTTCGAATTCAAAGGCAAACAGTACCAAGCGTCGTTCGGTATGAATGTTGAGATTCGTCGCATGATTGACGGCAAAGGCGCCGGCTACCTGAAACGCGGCAGCGTTCTCTACCTCAAACTTACGGCACATATCGGAGCTTAACTCGCAGAGCCCCTTAATTGGGGCTTCGTCAGTACCAACACAGAGGATTCTTCCGATGCGCAAGCCTAAGAAACCCAAGATGTCCAAAGTCAACACCAGCGACTGCGCCAAAGGTCAGATGCACCAGCCGGCGGCACAGCGTGTCGTTCGAACCATGCCAGGAGGATTTATAGCGTGAAGCCTCACATCAAGAAATTCGACCCGTGGATGTACATCTGCGAGAGCACGTTCTACGGAACAGTTGGGCACCGGCATAGCGCTTTCGGCTTCGGCAAGACTCCAGAACAGGCGTACGCAAAGTGGAAAGAGCACTGGGGCGTAAAGAAGGCTCTCGGCAAATGACCCTCCAATGCCCAAAGTGCGGTAACCCGGACGTGATACGCATGAGCAGCCTGCGCATTATCCACTGTCCCGATTGCCATACCGAATCACCCTGGCCGTTGAAGGACGGCCAGAAGCCTTTGATCAATACGTCGAGAGGAGATCGCAAGAAATGAGCCACGTAACCTGCATCACAGATACGCATGGCGCTACCTGGCGCTACCTGGTGCGGCAAGCCTGCGGATCGAATGGACTTCCGGTTCATGGAGATCGATCACGCAGCGATGAACGGGCGTAATGGCGGTCGCCTGACAGTTTGCCCTCAATGCCGGAAAGCGATAATCGCCGGCCTCAAGAACGAACAGCTGAAACCCTAACCGTTCGTCGGGCCTACAAGCAATCGCAAGTTTCGTGTTGTATAGTGCAGTCACACAGTAAACGAATAGGAGAAGGGAAATGGCACGATTTGAAATCAAAGCAGTGACTCTAGGGTTCGCCGGGCTCTACGCGAATCTCCACTTTACCGACGGCTCGAAGAAAGAAGTAACGGCCGGTTGGTACAACCAGAATTTCCCTGTAGTTGGTGATTTCGTCGACGTGGAACAGGGTAGTGAACCAGTATTGGTTAAAAGCTGGATGCTCGAAGACGAGGCCGACGTATGAACCGCTTCAAACCCGAACAGACCGTCCGCATTAACGACACGCAGAGCGAGTACCACAAGTGCCTGGCGCGTGTCGTGAAGGTCGGTACGAAGAGCTACGACGTAACGGTAGGTGCCGCCCGCCTGCGCGTCGTCCCCGAACAACTGCTAGGAGTACGCAAGCCGTGAAAGCCATTATCGTTTTACTCGCCATATCCGTTTTGGCCGGCTGCTGGAAGAGCCCCGAAGCAACGCAGGATGTCGACGGTACTAAAGTTGGCCGACTATTCACCGTTGAAGGCTGCAGCGTCTACCGCTTCTGGGACGGCGCTAAACCTATCTACTTCACCAACTGCAAAGGCAGTACTCACACCTCAGAGAGTTGTGGGAAGAACTGCACTTACGATCGCACTATCAGTGGGGGTGCGCAATGATCACCCGCGAGCAGGCTGAAGCATTACTGACCCTGGCCGAGTCGCTGGAAGCGTGCGAGCAGCTAGGTTTGCAGATGAGTGGCGGCGAGGATGGCGAGTGGATCTTCTTTAGCGGTGGCGCTGAGCGCGTCGGCAATCTAACAGGGATGAACGTCCGGCTCGCTGTAAACGCGCTGATCCCAAAGCAGGAGTCCTGACATGGACGACGCCGACTTCATGTTCCTGACGATCCTTCTGCTTATCCTGATTGGCTTCTACTTCTCCTAGGAGGCGCCATGCTTCAGCCGCCAGTATCTGACTTAACCCCATGGCTGCCCGGCCACTGGATCACGCAAACCGGGTACGCACTTAACGAACGTGACTTGACGGTCGCTCTACGAAACGACCCGGTAGACAGAATGAATAAGCAAGCCGCTGTCTTCGAAGTGGATCTGATAATTGCCGAGGTGATGCGCAAATGAATAATCCAGTTCGCGAGGGCTATAAACTGGTCCATACGGAATGGCTTACGCCATTCCAAAGTGCCAATACCGAATACAGGATCGCCGCAGGAGCGCTCTGTGTACGTACGGGGGAAAGATTCAGTATTTACATCCCTGATGCCAAAGAATTGAAAACCCATGGAATTCGTACCGCAGAAGTAGACGAAATAATCGAACTTTGCGGAGTTTCAAGTTGTGACGCCGAAAGAATTTACGACGCCGGCTACCGTAAATTCGAAATCGTCGAGGAGGACGTATGACCAATCTCGTACTGACACGCAAAGCCGGAACGTCCGTTCGCATTCTGATCGGCGACAAGACGGAATACGTTGACATCCTCGATGTGTGCGGCGGGTTCTGCAAAATGCGGATCTTGTCCACGCTCCAGGTTGAACGCGTCCGGTTCCGTGACTCCCTGCAAATTGCTGAAGGGATCAGCGTCCAGGTTGTGGACCTCGCCAAAGGCCATGCAAAGCTCAATTTCACCGCACCGCGGGAAGTACAGATCCTGCGTACCGAACTGATAAAGGAGAAGGAAAGTGATTAAAGACCAAACGATTGATGAGGCGCTGATTGAGATCATGCGCACCAAGAAAGCCCTGGAAGCGCTGCGCAAGTTTCGCAAGACCTGCGACCGCCGCTGCCCGAATAATTCCTGCTCAGCAGCCTGGAAGCCAAGATCGTTCCGACTTGGCGACCAGTGCGTGCACTGCGATACCAAGATGACGCTGTGCATGAACCCAGTTGTCGAGCACGCAGTAGCCAAGCGCGCTTCACTCGACCTGACGCGCAAACTTGCGGATCTGAGGGCAGGGCGATGACTGAAACAGAAAAGCTCTACCTTTGGTGCGGCCTAGCCACTGGAATCGCTGCGATGGAATTCATTTGGCTGATCCACGAATTAAACCGATGAACCGCTACCCATGCCGCTGCCGGTCTTGCGATGGCCGCAGAACGCTTACACAGCTACCCGAGAACATGCGCAACGGCTGCAAGTGCAAGGCGTGCCGAGAAGCACGAGCAAAAGGCATAGAGCCGATCGTGCATTGCGACTGCGGCGGCACGTACCGGGTAGACCGTTACCGCATGAAGGTCGAACACAAACAACTCGGGTGCTACTGCTCCGGCTTCCCCTGGGAGCTGTACGGCGCACCCCACCGCAAAGGCAGTTCCAGCCCATCGAACGGTTGGTACTGCAACCACTGGAAAGGAGAAGGAAATGCTTGATTATAAAATTGAAGACCTGCTGCGCTATGCAACTCGATACGAACTCGTCGGCTCGCGGGTTACCTGCAATCCGCCACCTGTCGATACCGATCAAGACATCCTGGTTTTCGTCGATGCTGAACGCGCGAACCAGTTCGTCTTCGAGATGGAGAACATCGGCTTTGTCGTCGAACTGGGCGAGGGCTACGCAGCCGACGCGCTGAACTCGGAAGAAAGCGACCGCTTCCAGTCCTATCGTCTTGATGACGTAAACCTGATCGTGACCGTCGACGAGAAGTTCTATAAGCGCTTCGCCTTTGCTACGGCTCAAGCCAAACGCGCCAACCTGCTCGATAAAGCGGAACGCATCGCGCTGTTCCAAGCTGTGCTCTATGGCAATATCGAATAGCTACAAGTATTAGCAACTAAACCACTTGACGTACCTTGTGCCGCTCTCTACCATCTGCGGCACACCTTAACCGAAAAGGAACTTGCAACATGTCGATCGAAGCCCTGATCCAAGCCCATACCGAAGCCCTGCTCGCGAACACCGAAGCCGTCAAGCTGCTGACCCTTTCCTTGGCCGGACGTACGCCTACCAAGTCGGAAGAGAAGCCGAAGGCTGAAAAGGCTGCGGCGAAAGTCGAGGACAAAAAGCCTGACCCAAAGGTGGAAGAGTCCGACACAGCTTCGGATGCGGACGCAAATGCCGACACCGCGGCTGAAGCAAACATCGCTTACGAAACCGTCCGCGCATTGGTGCTCAAGCTGGCCCCGACGCAGCGTGAAGCGATCAAGGCGCTCAACGCCAAGCACGGTATCGCGAACCTGAAAGTCCTTCTGGACAAAGAAGACGACTTCAGTACCGTGAACGACCAGGCGAAGCTGGAAGCTGTCTATGCCGATCTGCAGGCGCTGGAGGCGTAAGCCATGGCCCATGCATTCTTTTCACCAAGCGGTGCGCCGGCAGCGATGCTGTGCAACGCTAAGCCATGGCGGGAGAAAGACTTCCCCGATCAAGGTAACGACGCCTCGGACGAGGGAACCGCCGCCCACTTTCTGCAAGAGCAATGCCTTGAGAAAGGCGTAGAGGCTAAGCACTTCCTCGGTACGCGAATCCAAGTCAAAGACGGCAAGACTGAGTTTCACACCTCCGGCCAGTGGCCGGTAGGAAACGACTTCGCCCATGAAGTTCAGAAGTCGCTCGACGTGATTTACTCTCTAGCAGATGGCGCGACCATCTACCCTGAGCAAACACTTTCGATTGAGTTCATTACCGGCGAGGAAGGCGCTACCGGCACCAGCGACGTAATTATCGTCAAAGGTAAAACCTTGATATGCGCCGATTTGAAATTTGGCCGTGGCGTTCAGGTCTTCGCCGAAGGCAACGAACAGTTGCTGATGTATGGCGCTTCGGCGGTGCAGGATTTCGACGCGCTTGGGGAGATCGAGGAAGTGGAACTGCATATTTTGCAGCCTCGATTGAATCACTTCGATTGCTGGAAACTCAGCATCGCCGAGATGAATGAACGCATCGAACAGATTCGCCAGGTGTCTAAAAAGATCCTGGCGGGCCCTGAGGGGTTGACTGCTGTACCGGGCGACAAGCAGTGCCGTTTCTGTAAAGCGTCGGCTACATGCCCGGAGCGTACCGACTTCACGCTGCAGCTAATCACCGATACCTTCACGGATCTCGACAAAGGCTTCATTAAAGTCGAAATGCCGCAGGCCGAAAAGCTATTGGCTCTAGCGTTCGACGTGAAGCCGGCGGCGATCAACTATCACGCAGGTGAAGAACGAGACGACGCGTATTACGAAGGCCACTTCACCGTCAAGAAGCCGAACATTCGGCCGAGTCTAGAAGCCGCGGAAGCCAAGTTGCCGGACGCATCGGATGAGCGATTGGCAACGCTGATGGACGCGGCCGACATGATTGAAGGCTTCGCCAAAGCGGTACGCGCTGAGGTTGAGCGGCGCCTCCTGACCGGTAAGTTTACCGATGCCCGCTATAAGCTGGTCGAAGGTCGGCAGGGTGCGCGTAGCTGGACCAGCGAGGAGGAAGCTGAAGCCGCGCTGAAGGCGATGCGTCTGAAGGTCGATCAAATGTACGACTTCAAGCTGATCAGCCCCACAACGGCGGAGAAGGTCTTGAAGGAAGCCAACCCACGCAAGTGGAACAAGCTCCAGCCTTTGATTGGCCGTAGTGATGGCAAGCCATCCGTAGCCCCGGCCAGCGACAAGCGTCCAGCGTTGAGCATGGCGATTGCCGAGCAGTTCGAAGAGCTGCCGGCGGAAGTAGAACAACCGGTTGCCGAAGACAACTTCGACGATCTCGTGTAATTCAAACATAAACTGATACTGAGGATTTACCATGAAACATACTTTCCAAAACGTCCGCATCTCCTTTCCTAACATCTTCGAACCGAAGGCTTCGGAGAACGGCAATCTGCAGTTCAGCGCTGCATTCCTGTTCGCCCCAGATCACCCGGGTATCCCGGGCCTTGAAGCCGTGATCGAGCAGGTGGGGAAAGCCAAGTGGGGCGACAAGTGGGCGACCGTGAAAAAGGAACTCAAGGCGGGCGATAAGCTTCTGACTCACGACGGCGATAGCAAGGCCTCGCTGGCGGGCTATGAAGGTAATCTGTTCTTCAACGCCTACAACACTGTGCGCCCTACCGTTGTAGACCGCGATCGCACCCCGCTGACTAAGCAAGACGGCAAGCCTTATTCAGGCTGCTATGTCAACGTGATCATCGACGTATGGGCGCAGAGCAACGACTACGGCAAGCGGGTCAACGCTCAACTCCAAGGCATCCAGTTCGTCAAAGACGGCGAAGCGTTCTCCGGAGGAGGCACCTCGGCTGATGCTAGCGACTTCGAAGAGATCGCAGACGGCGCTGATGCGGACGACCTGGCCTAAATCAATCGCCCGGCGAAAGCCGGGCAGCTTCAAGGAGATAAGCGATGTTCCTGATTATTTTTGAGGACGGTGAGGTTAAACGCGCCGATGCGGTAGGTGAAGACGATAAACAATCGGCGGACGACGGATACCTCGACCTGATCGACATCACGGACCCTTCAGTGCCCAAGCGCTTTATCAGCGGCGCATGGTCCCATATCGAAGACCTAGTCTAAAAGGTTATCCGAATAGCCTTTCAAAAAGTCCGACAAGAGCCGGGCTTTTTGTTTTCATGCTTCCATCATTCCAATGATCCAGGCGTTACCCAGTGGAAAGTCAACATCGTTCATATCAACCTGAACCGTACCCAAATCTACTATAAGTTTACCGTTTGGAGTTTTATCAATCGCGTTTAGCCCTCGGTCGAAATAGAAACCCATGTCGGTTGGGGTGCCTACCGGAATTGACCCATCAGATAACTTTCTAAATTTAACCTGAAATCCAGTACCCGTAGACGCAAAAGGTAGAGCCACATAGTCTACAGCAGCGTTTCCGTATGGCGTTATGTCAGGCTGCACGTTACCGTCAATTGTCGGGTGGGTAACAGTAAGTATCCCCGTAACGGTATCGTATGCGAACGTATAATCGCTATTCGGAAACGGTGTGTTTGAAGCAGCCCACGCAGACCCCGTGTAATTAATACGACCAGCCATCCGGCGCTTGAGATAAAGAGTTGAAACACCAACCGAAGAGGCTCTAATGTCGAAAGGGAACGCTATTTCAGCGCTGCTGCTATCCGTAAAATGCTGGATCACAGGACCGAGTGCTAATTGTCGTTGCGGATGCGTTAGGGTTATAAGACCCGACGCAGCGATACTGACGCCAAACCGACCAACTCTAAAGACTCGTAAGTCTGTAGCTATCGCCAAAGTATCCAGATCCACGGTAAAGGTGCATGGGGCACCCATTCTTAAAGTTGCAGAAGACGCGCCAACTGATGCACCGATTGTAATACCGGCAGACGCCCAGCGTTCATCAGAGCCGCAAATCAAGGCAATGATTTTGGAGCCGTTGTAGGTAATTACTGCCTCAACACCATTGGTTATGGTCAGGAGGTTGGATTGGTGGTGCGCCCCATCGGATATAATCTGCCAATCGGGAGATTGGGCCGTATCGCGGCGTATCGCGCCACCTATCATATTGTAAGTAACGCCGGGGTTTCCCTTTACGCGAGTAATTAACGCCTCTTGAACCGTCGGTTGATCGCCTTCGAAGCCGATACTATCAGCCCCGGAAGGTGCGGCCAGTTCATCGCGCAATACCTGGACGACTCCGCCAGCTGCCGAGGCAGAGTTTGCCGCAGCCAGGGCGGCGGCTTCGGCGTCATCGCGGGCCTGTTCTGCTTCCGGTGTCACATCCCCAGTATCGCCTTTGATAAAAGCCGCAACCTCAACCGGAATGACTGTCGGCTGCCCAGGGATCAATTCGAGTTCTGTACTCATGGACGGGTTACCTTTTCCACGATGCTCATCGACAATGTAGAGCTGGGAATAATTGATAGAGGAGATTCGCGGCGCAGGCTGACATCGAACATCGCCGTACCAATGCGCCATGCGGAGGTATCAGCTTCATGCAGCGCGATAGCCATGGTCGTCAAAGGGTCGACCCATCCGGCCTGCACCGAAGCGATTAGCCGGTAATCGAAATCACGGAGCTGACAAGTCGGAACGTAGTCAACGAAAGAGCCCTCCGGTATCGCTGCGTCCAGTAGCAGTATGAGATCGAACGTGGCGCCGCGCTTATGTTCCATGGGAGTTTGCTCTGTAGGTCTTGCGCGCGAGTATGCGGCTTTACGTCTTTTCTATCAACCTGATGCGTTTTTGTTGACCGCTCGTCGGGATACGCAAGACAATACAAGTAATGCGTTGTACATTTGCTTTAACGAAAACAAACACGGAGCAAGACGCGATGATCCCCGAACTCGAACATCACTGCGGCAGTTGGGTTGTTTGCAACAAGGCTTCCGGCGCTGTGATTCTTGAGACCTTTGACCGCCGCACCGCAGAGCGCGTCAACCAGTCGAAATACAGCGTAGAAACTGCCGCTCAATACCTCGGGCGTCTAAACAATAAAATACGTTCGGAGCAAACCAAATGAAAACCCTTATCGCCGCTGCACTGCTCGTTAGCCTTACCGGCTGCTCTACCATCATGAACGATCGCATTACCGATGTCAGCGTGCTGTCCGAGCCCTCCGGCCAGCGCTACAGCATCACGGACGAAGACGGCCAGCGTGTGCGCACCGGCACTACGCCCGACAACATCAAGCTGGACGCAGCGGCCGGGTTCTTCGACGGGCAGACCTACCAGGTCAAGTACGAAGACGGCAAGACAACCGAACTCGACTCGCACACCACGCCTTGGTACTGGGTCGGGTTCTGCATCACGGTCGTCTCCGGCTTCATCGTCGACCCGCTGACCGGCGATATGTTCAGCCTTCCTTCTGAAGTATCGAACGTAAGGAGAACCGAGTAATGCTAGCCTTTTCCGTTTTCTGCCTTTTCATGGCGCGTCACCGAAAGCCGACCCGTCTCCCAGTTCGCCGAGGTGTGTAATGAACATCCTTACCCCGATCATTTCTGACGGTTACGTCCAGTGGGTTCACCCGTGGCGTGTAGTCACCGGCGCGCCCGTATTCGCCTACGGTGAAGACTTCAATTCGCCGTACTGCCCGGTCAACTTCGAGGTGTGCAATGACGCCCTTTGAACTCGGCTACGCGGCCTTCCTGAAAGGCTTGAAGCGCGACGAGAACCCGTTCAACGACGAGACCTCCCCGCACTCCATGAAGCGTTGGGCGGAAGGCTGGAACAAGGCGTACCGCGCCAGGGTGGAGAAGCAAGTATGAATTATTATATCCATACGCCCCCAGCAAGTTGGGTCGGCTGGGAATACTCGATACAAGGTTGCAGCGTAATCGACAAGCAGGTAGAGAATTACGAAACCATGGGTACGCCTGAAGTTCACGCCGTGCGGATCGTGCTAGACGGCGAAGAGTTCAAATTCAGGACTATGGCGGATTTTAAGAATGCGCTTTCGCGGGATGAGCATCCGACGATTAAAGCACGCAGCATTGGCGCCGACCTACACTGGCCGGCCGGTAATATTTTGCCGAGGGGCCGCGGCAAGCTGACCTATCACAAGGCACTGGGATCTCCAGTAGTGTTGCCGGAGCGTGACAGTGCGCAAGATCCGGATGCTAGGAATCTTGACGAATCATCCTACGCAGAAGGCTGGAACGCCTGCCTCGACAAGGTCAAGGAGCTGAATCCATGAATATCGACACAGACCTGGCTATCGACATGCGCAAGCAGGGCATGACGTGGAAGACCCTGGCCGCTGAATTCCACACGACCGTCTACCTGCTGCGCAAAGAGCTTACCGCCGCCGGCAAGAAGCACTGGAAGCGTTATACCGACGGCGGACGCTACGCGCCGAAGCTTTTAACGCCGCACCAACTGCAGCGCATGAAACGCCTGAAAGCGGCCGGCGCAACGTGGAAAGAACTGGGCAAGCTGATGGGTATAGATCCGACCAGGTTAGAGCGATATGTCAATCACCACTAGCGGCCGCCCGGCGATCCCCCTGGCCGACCTAGCCTTCGCCTACGAGCTACGCGGCCAAGGGCTATCGTGGAAGGCCATAACGCGCCACTTGCCCTGGGAACGAACCGCGCTGATCAAGGGCATCGCCCGGCGCATGAATTAAGGGAACATGATGGACCTATCTAAATGCATTTTCCTCGACACAGAAACCTTCTGCGAAACGCCGATCAATAACGGGACGCACCGTTATGCAGAAGGCGCCGAGATCATCATGTGGCAGTGGGTGGTCGGCGATGGGGAAGTAATCATTCGCGACGGGGATGAAGATATCAGCGACTTGCTCGCTTTGCTTGAGGATGAAAGTTATGAAGTGGTTATCCACAATTCGGCGTTTGATCGGAATGTCATCCGACACGCCACCGGAATCATTATCCCTGTCGAGCGAGTCTTCGACACCATGGTCTGCGCGATGGCCCACTCACTCCCCGGGAGCCTTTCTACTGTTGGAACCATCCTTGGCGTTGCCCAAGACAAAGCGAAGGATAAAGAGGGCAGAACGTGGATCTCCCTTTTCTGTAAGCCACAGCCGAAGGGGCGCAAGATTCGTCGTGCGACGAAGGTTACTCATCCGATAGAGTGGCAACGCTTCCGCGACTACGGCGGCCTTGACATCGAGGCGATGCGCGAGATCTACAAGAAGCTTCCCCGCTGGAACTACCGTGGCGCCGAGCGTGAGCTGTGGATGCTCGACCAGAAGATCAACGAGCGCGGCGTGCTAATGGATCTAGACTTGGCGCACGCTGCTATTCGCGCTTCAGATCGAGCGCAGAAGCTGTTAGGCGCTCGAACGCAGAAGCTGACCGGCTACGTAGACGATGAGGGTGAACTGACCGGCCAGGGTGTTGCCAGTGCCAACCAGCGCGACAAGATGCTGGAACACATCCTGGAGGCTTACGGCGTAGGGCTTCCCGATCTGCAGATTAGCACCTTAGAGCGCCGCATTGACGATCCAGATTTACCGGTCGAGTTGCGCGAACTACTGGCCGTACGGCTGCAGGCTTCCAAAACCAGTGTTTCCAAGTACAAACGCGTTCTGAACGGTGTTAGTGCCGACGGCAGGCTGCGGGGGCTTCTTGCGTTCTGTGGTGCGCTGCGCACTGGCCGGTGGGCGGGTCGCTTGATTCAACCGCAGAACCTTAGCAGGGGCACGCTTACGCCGGAAGGTGTCGAGCACGCCATTGAAGAGCTTTTGAACGACGCGGAGGACTTACTGTGAAAGCTATTTTTCTTTACGACTATACCGGTCTTATGGCGCGGCCTTGGCTTGACGCAGGATATGAATGTTGGCTGTTTGATGGGCAGCACCCGGGTGGCATTACGCGCGAAGGAAATCTGGTAAGGGTCGGAATGTGGTTCCATCACGACCAGGTTGAAGCGCAGGCGGCCGAGATCGCCGCGATGGTAGGGCCTGAAGTCGTGTTCGTGTTCGGCTTTCCGGAATGCACCCACCTGACCGTGGCCGGCGCCCGCCACTTCGAGGCCAAGGCATCCGCCAATCCTGAATTCCAGAACGAGGCGGTCAACTTGGCCAAGCTGATCCCGGCGGTAGCGCAAGCCGCTAGATGCCCGGTGTGGGCATTAGAGAACCCCGTGGGCGTCATGTCCTCGATCTGGCGTAAACCTGATTTCATGTTCAACCCGTGCGACTTCGGCGGCTATCTTCCGGAGGACGATCTGCACCCGGTTTATCCGGATGTTTACCCCGGCCGCGATGCCTACAACAAAGGCACCTGCATTTGGCACGGCGAAGAATTTCGCGAGCCCTTGCGCCGGCTGATTCAACCCTTGCACAAAGCAAATCCCGGATGGGCGAAGTGCGGAGGGAAATCAACGCGCACCAAAAACATCCGCAGCGCCACGCCACGAGGCTTCGCCCAAGCCGTCTTCGAGGCGAACGGGCCGCATTTGAGGGACTTACTTTGAAAGATACTATCAGCCATGAAAAGCTGCTTGAGCTTTTCGACTATGACGCCGAGACGGGGGAACTTGTCCGGCGTTGCAACGTTCGCGGTTTAGGCCCAAATCGTATAGGCGGCCGCCCAAGGTTTGAAGGCCCGAACGGCTACGCTGCTATCGGGGCGGATTCCCTTAAATACCTCTATCACCGTTTGGTTTGGTTCTGGCACCACAACGAATGGCCGGAAGTAATCGACCACGTTGACGGCGATAAACAAAACAACCGCATCGAGAACCTGCGCGCCTGTACCCAGTCGCAAAACCTTTGCAACGCGCAGATTCCAAGCGACAACAAATCGGGCTTCAAAGGCGTTAGCTGGAGTTCTTCGGCCAATAAGTGGCGGGCGCGTTGCGGGCTGCACAAAGTTCAGCACAACTTAGGCGTATTCGACACGAGAGAGGAGGCGGCCGAAGCAGTTCGAGCTTTCCGCTCCGGCTTGCATGGCGCGTACACAAACCACGGAATCCACTTGAAGGATCTACGACAGGAGCTAGTCGGATGAGCGCTACCGTAATGGAAAAATGCTCCAGCGCCGTGCGCGGGGTGTTCATAGCGCCGAAGGGCAAAAAGTTTGTGATTGCCGACCTGGCCGGTATCGAGAACCGCGTATTGGCATGGCTGGCCGGTGAAGCCTGGAAGCTTGAAGCCTTCCTTGACTTCGACCTACGCGACGGCCACGACATGTACAAACTGGCCTACGCGAAGGCCTTCGGTATCGACCCTGCCGACGTAGGCAAGCACGAACGAAGCATAGGCAAGGTTTTGGAACTCATGCTGGGCTATGCCGGCGGTGTAGGGGCGTACATCACAGGAGCGTTAACCTACCGTATCGACCTGGAGGACATGGCCGAGAAGGCATGGGACGCAATCCCGGACGCTACCCGGCTAGAAGCGGCTGACTTCCTTGAATGGCAGCTCGGCCAGGGGCGTACGCAACACGGCTTGACGGATCGCGCTTTCATCGTCTGCGAGAGCTTCAAGCGCCTGTGGAGGGGTTCCAATCCGGCGATTAGCAGTTGGTGGAAAGAGCTTGAGGAAGTAGTCCGCCGCGCTATAAACAGTCCCGGCCAAACGCTGACCTGCCGTATGCACAAGATACGCCGTGACGGCGCGTGGCTCCGCATCATGCTGCCTTCCGGCCGGTATCTCTGCTACCCGTCACCGCGCGTCGAGGACGACGGAAAAATCACCTTTATGGGCGTGAACCAGTACACCCGAAAGTGGGAGCGCCTTAACACATTTGGGGGCAAAATTTGTGAAAATATTTGCCAGGCAGTCGCCCGCGATGTCCTAGCGTCTTCCATGCAGCCGATTGAATCCGCCGGTTACGAAATCGTTCTGACCGTCCACGATGAGATCATCAGCGAAGCGCCGGACACCGACGACTACACGCACGAACACCTGGCCGAACTGATGTCCGCCGGTTGCGAATGGACAGAAGGCTTACCGCTCGCCGCCGCCGGCTTCGAAGCGTATCGCTACCGGAAAGGTTGACGGCGAGTTCTATCTAGGAATACTATCTAGATTCTACGGTTTCTAGATAGGTTAAATGTGATGCGCGAACAAGTATATTTCGGTCGGCTTTGCCCGAAACACCCTGAGCTAAAGGGCGAACGCTGGATCAAGTCCTACCGCTGCGTTGAATGCCTGCGGATTTACCAGAAGTCTTACCGCGATGCGAAAAAGGAGAAGGGCAATGCTTGACGCCAAAGATCTCACGTTCACACGGAACGCACACTACAACGGCGGTAAAGAGTGGTTCGGCCACGGGTATCAGTGCCTTCAGGATACTCGGATCACCATGATTCGCCGCTACTACAGGAAAACACGATCGCACGAAGATACTTGGCGCTTCTGTGGGAAGGACATGCTGGGTTTAGCAGCCTGCGTTGAAGCTGCGAACAGGAGCGAGAAGCCATGACTCCGAACTTGAAGGGCTTTACGCGCGAGTATTTGGCGTCCTTGTTTTCTTACGATCCCGAAACCGGGCGGATTACTCGCTTAGTGACGCGAGGATATCAGGCGCTAGCCGGGGACGTAATTGACTGTCTGCACAGCGCGGGGTATTTCCACCTCTCGCTAGACGGTAAACGTCTGTTAGCGCATCGTTTGGCCTACTTCCTGCATACAGGGCAAACGCCACAAGAAGTTGATCATCACGACGGCGATAAACAGAACAATAAGTTCAGCAACCTTCGCCCTGCGACCAGTTCGCTGAATAAATACAACGTCCCTCGTAAGCGCACGAACCTCTCAGGTTTCAAAGGCGTCGGCTATGACCGTGCGCGGGGCAAATTCAGAGCGCAGCTACAGTTCGCTGGCAGGAACATAAACCTTGGCCGTTTCGATACCGCCGAAGACGCAGCTAGAGCCTACGACAAAGCGGCAGTAGAGGCTGTAGGTGAATTCGCTTTGACTAACGCAAAAATGGGTTTGCTTAAGGAGTGCGCGTGATGTTGGAAAGAGATATTGAAGCGTATTTGGTGAAACGGTGTAAGGAGATCGGAGCACTTTGCTGCAAGTTCACTTCGCCCCAGCGTCGTTCGGTGCCTGATCGGCTGATTACGTTCGGCGGGCGCGTGTTGTTCGTTGAGCTGAAGGCGACCGGCAAAAAGCCTACCGAAGCTCAGGTGCGCGACCATGATCGTCGACGTGCTGCGGGTGCCGAAGTGGTTTGGCTGGACGCGGTTGAGGGAGTCGTATACGTGATAGACGACCTCAAAAGAAATCAACCTATTACGGTCGATAAATATTTCAGGGTGGATGCTTGATGGAAATAAAAATTACGTTGCTCGACGCTAAAGACCTGCCTGCGCACATCAGCGAAATGGACCGGGTAACTCGCGAGTGGACTGAACGGGCTGCGCGTGGCGAATGCGGCTGGGTTTGTTCAGATTGCTGCTACACGTTCAACGAAGGTATGCCGAATAAGTGCGAGCACGGCAACCAGTGGTGCACTGACATCATTATTCGCGACAAGCAGCGCGCTATGAAAGAAGGAAACGAGCCATGCTAGAAGGCGATGCAGCAGGGAGTCTTGTCTGATGGCAATTGACTTCATCCCGCGCCGCTATCAGGAACTGATCGGCGGCTTCATCGTCGGCAATAAGCGTTGCGCTGTCTGGTCTAGCCCGGGTACCGGAAAGACCGGTGCAACGCTATCGGCGCTCGAAGACCTAACCTTCGTCGAAGACGTGTACCCATGCCTAATAGTGGCACCTCTCAGGGTCGCGCGTACCACATGGCCGAACGAGGTGCGCAAGTGGAACCACCTCAAGCACCTGCGCGTCGTTGTCGTCACTGGCGCGTTAAAGGAGCGGCGCGCAGCGTTACGCATTCCAGCGGACATCTACACGACAAACTTCGAGCAATTACCGTGGTTGGTCGAGGAGTTGGGCGACCGCTGGCCCTTCAAGACCGTCGTAGTCGATGAGGCGACCAAGTTGAAGGGCTTTCGCTTACGGCAGGGCACGCAGCGCGCCAAGGCACTTGCACGGGTCGCGCACACCAAGATCAAGCGGATCATCCTCTTGACCGGTACGCCCAGCCCTAACGGCTTACAGGATCTTTGGGGGCAGATGTGGTTCGTCGATAAGGGCGATCGCCTCGGCCGAACCTTCGATGCTTTCAAGCAGCGCTGGTTTCACGCTTCGCACACCGGGTTCGGCGTAGAGGCGAACGATAACGCCCAGGTGCAGATGCAGGAAGCTTTGCGCGATGTATGTATCACGATTGATGCCGCCGACTGGTTCGACCTTGAAGCGCCGATCATCAACAAGATAATGGTCGATCTGCCACCCTCGGCCAAAGTGATGTACAAGCAGATGGAAAAGCAATTCTTCATGGAGCTGGAAGGCGGACAGCAGATCGAAGCGCTAAACGCTGCGGCCAAGTCGATGAAGCTTTTGCAGATCGCGAACGGCGCAGCCTATTTGGAAGGCGGGCAAGACTGGGAAAAGATCCACGATGAGAAGCTGGACGCACTGGAGGAGATCATCGAGGAAGCCGCCGGTATGCCGGTATTGACGGCCTACAACTTTCGCTCAGATCTCGCCCGGCTCAAGAAGCGTTTCCCGGACGGCATAGACCTGGCTGAGAAGGGCGGCCTCGAGAGAGCGCAAGCCGGGGAAGGTCGAGTATGGTTCGCTCACCCTGCGTCGGTAGGACACGGCGTGGATGGTTTGCAGAACCACACGAATATTATGGCGTTCTTCGGCTACTCGTGGAGCTTGGAGAACTACCTGCAGTTCATCGAGCGGATAGGCCCAACGCGCCAATTCCAAGCGGGCTTCAAGCGGCCGGTGTTCATGCACATGATCATGGCAGCCGATACCCTGGACGAATTGGTCTTGGAACGCCTGCATAGCAAGCGAGAGGTTCAAGACATACTCATGGCCGCGCTAAAAGAACGCGGCTACCTAAAGGATGCCGCAGCATGAAATTCAGAGAAAACGATCCCCTGACTTTAGAAGTTCTGAACGATCGCCTGAGGTACGAACCGGATACCGGATTGTTCCGGTGGAACTACGAACGCAGCTACAGAGCTAAGAAAGACGCTCTAGCCGGGTATACCCGCGAAGATGGATACGCTCGTCTACGAATAAACGGACTTGAGTATTTCGCGCACCGCGTAGCTTGGTTTGCTACCCACGGCAAGTGGCCGGAAGCTGAGCTAGACCACGTAAACGGTCTAAAGGACGACAACCGACTTTGCAATCTGCGTGAAGCCGATCGGGTCTTTAACATGCAAAACCAGAAGAGAGCCCACCGCGGTCAGCAGACGGGCCTTCTAGGCGTTTACCCGGTAAACACAGGAGGGTTTACGTCGTTCATCCAAGTGGACCGGAAGCGAATCTACCTCGGCTACTTCAAAACCGCCGAAGCGGCGCACGAAACCTACCTAGCGGCTAAACGTGAACTTCATCCAGGTAACACGATATGAGCGAACAGAAAACCGGTGGCAGCGTCGACTATTACAAATGCCACGTCGCTGATCCCATCGACGAAAATAACCCTCCATACACCGCCGAGAGCATCGACATTATCGAAGCGCTCGGGATGACCTTTGCGGAAGGCGAAGCGTTTAAAGCGATCTGGCGTACCTGCACTGGTCGCATGGGCGGCGCGGTAAAGGCGGACAACAAAGCGTTATACAACGCTGAGAAAGTCGAGTTCTTCGGCGCTCGCATGGTGCGGGCCGCGAAAAGGAGTGAAGCGGAATGAGTAAGCCTAATCACAGGATGCGCGGAAAAGGTTATTACATCGGCTACGGATATACGTCGACCGACCTAAACGCCAAGAAAGGCGCAGCGCCCTATCACGAGTATCTGTTGTCGGAGATCGGTAGTTTGCCGGATCGTAGGTGCCCCGACCATTACGACAAGCTCTGCCGGTACTTGGAGCGCACTAAATGAAAATCCTAGTCATGCTCTACATGCTAACTGCAAACGGCCCGGCGCCAGTGGCCGCGTACTTCACGCAGGACGCCCAGGTTATCTGCCAGGCGACAGCCGCTGCGCAAAATGCAACTGAGGAAGAGGAGTATTACTGTGAGTGAAACGGTAGAAGTAAAAACAGCGGACCTTAGGGGCAGACTTCTGGATTGCCTCGTCGCTATGGTTCTGAACGCCCAAGAGAAGCTGTTCTTCAACAGTGACGGTTACACCAACCGCTGGCACCATATTCCGCCGTGCTACTCCTCAGATTGGGACTTCGGCGGTCCGCTCGTTCAGAGTTTCCAAGTTGCTCTTACGCCGGAAGCGCACGACGGGCGAGAAGGTACAGAGATGTCGGAACGTTGGCTCGCAAATATTTATTACGGAGGTGGCGATCAGTATTCTACTGACGCCTGTGACCACGCTTTGATCGCGGCGTGTCAAGCAATCGTAGCTACAAAATTCGGGGACACGATCACCGTACCGAAAGAATTTACTTAGCTGAACGCTTCCTCAATTCCGACCGGCAGAACTGCAACTCGGCGAACTGCCGGTCGAGTCCTCTTCGCAAGGCGTAATAATCTTGTCTAACAGAGGCGTCAAGTTCTGCGGTTCCGCTGACAGCTCCGCCGGGAACGGTTCCATCGGCGCGCACTGCTGGACAACTGGCTTTGACACGCAGCCGCTTAGTGCCATTAGCAACAGCCCGCTCAAGACGATTAGTCTCATTTTCTTTACCCGCCTTGTACTCTATGAACGTCTGCCGGATGGCTTCCGTCTGTGCGCGTGACGCGATTAGCTGTTGGTTCACTGCGTCCACGTTCGCTGCTATGGCGACATCGGTGTCGTGTTGAATGTCGGCCAGGTTGTTATCCCAACGCAACCCCTGGACGTACCACGCGCTACTGGCGCCGATCAGTGCGGCCAGGGCGTAGCCGTATCCGCTAAAGGTCATATGCTTTCATCGCGTCTGCGTAGTTCTTTTTCCACTTCGCCCTAAGCTCTTCCGGCTGTCGTGCGTAAGCACCCGGGCGCCAGGTACGCAGATACAAAGCCCATGCTCCGGCTTCGTCTCCGGCGGTCGGTAGCGCTTTCGGATCGGTGTAGTAGAGGAGGCGAGCCAGTGCGGCGGCCAGAATCTCGTCAGTCTTTATCGCTTGGTAAATCGATCCGGCGTCGAAAGCGACTTTTCGCGCCGTGCAAACTGCACGACAGAGATCGATCGAAGCTCTATGCGTCATCACACCTTTTACACCGCCACCGCGTTCGAACTGATAATCGCCCACGGCAGGGCCGCCGACTTGCTGCGCCAGTCGTTGCGGGTTTTCTTGACGGTTGGTGGCGTAGAGCAGGACTGCAGCGTCAATCGAATTCATCTTGGCCGGCAAGAGCGCGAGCCCCGCGGCGATATCGGTCTTGAGGGTCACAGAAACATCCTCGTATTGAGCGGCGGTATCATCTTCGCCACGTTGCCCTTCGCTCTAATCAGCAAACCTAACACGCAGCCGAAAGCCAGGATCATCAAGGCGTGAACCATGGCCGGACCGGGTTTTACGATGTGGAAGAGGATAAGGGTAAAGAGTCCGACGTTCGCCGCGGCGAGCCCTACGGCTAGCATAGAGACGCCCCAGCGTTGTCGTGAGTGTGAACCGTTGTAAGCGAAGAGTATCAGGAAGGTTGCGAAGTGGATCACGCACTCTACCCAAAGCAGAATCACGTTAAGCTCCATCGTTGCCACCCCGGCTTTTGAAAAATGGAATGAGACCGATGATTGTCTTAATCCATTCTGGCACTGGGCCATCTTTCTCTACCATGTAGCCTAAAGCGGTGAACACGACAGCAATAAGCGCACCGATAGCCCCGGATACGAATAACGCTTTCTCGTCGTATGGAGGACCGCCGCCGTAGAAGTACACGCCGCCGCCGTACGCCATACCCCATGAGAACAGAGTAAGCATGAATCGTTCCCTGAATGATGTGGCCTTGGGCGCGGCCAGGTAGAAACAACAACCTATCGCGGCGCCGGCGGCGGCGTAACCATTCATCCCGGCTAGCAAAGCACAGACCCAAAGGTATGCGTACGTCTCGCACTGATCCCGCATGGTCTAACCCCTATGTGTTTCACCCATGATACCACCCTTCAGGATGGCGGGAAGTTGTCGTCGTCTGCGTACATCCGGGGATCGTAGTTCACCGCCGTAACGCTGCACGACCTCGTGCCGCTCGGCTTCACTTCAGTGATCAGCGCGGGGAAGCACCACGTCGATTCATGCCCGAACTGGATGATCGGCGGGGTATCGATTTGCCCTGACAAATCCGGTACGAAGTCCAGGGTTGGGATAGTAAACGTGTAATCGTCTACGCGAGTCGCATTGTATGGCCCTGAAGCGCTACCGTCCAAACGGCGCACAACGACTTTGTAGATTCCAGGTACTGACCAGTCGAGTGGCTGCGACGATTCCAGCGTGACCGGTGGACCCGCGGTGTACCCGACGACTTCCGCACTCTGCCCATACCCTGGCGTCGCAACGCCAAGCGCTACATAGTCGAAGTAAGCGCTGTTCAACGCGTCCAGTTCCGTTCTGAAGCTGTATTGGCGCTGCCGGTAGATATGACCGCGGCGGCGGCGCATACCCCACTGCCACGCTTTGGTGCGGTTGCCGACACCTTCCAGTTTCAGCTTCTCGACTCGCTCTCCGGCGTCGCCGGATAAACGGCATTCGACTGTCTCGTCTTGCTTCGTAACATGGTCGTAATACTCCACGTCCACGCCGTCGAAGTCGTCCGGCTGATCCGGCATGGTGAACTCATAGGACAAGGGCTCTAACATGACGTGCGGGTTGTAGACGTGATCAAAGGAAGGTCCACGGGGTTCGTCGCGGACCGGGACGAGTAGGCCGCGATCGATCGTCAGTTCCGAGAAGCCGACACTCAGCGCGTCCAGGAGGTTCGACTTAACGGTCTTCGAATCCATGACGATGCGGTCGTAGGTGTCGCCGCGCGGCGTCCAGCGGGTCGACTCAAGCCGATCCAGCTCGACCAGGTCGATGTCAGCGGTGTCCGAGTACCCTACGTTACGGATGATGTGCCCTACCGCCGCGGAGATCTCACGGGTAGGTTCAGGGTCTTGCCATACGCCGCCACGGAGTACCGGCAGAATCCGGGTGCAGGCCAGGTTCACCAGGCTTTCGCTTTGCGACGAGATGCGGTCACCGCCACGGATGTCGCAGGTCATGACCGTCATACCGGGATAGCTACCCGGGGAAGATGTTTGAACGAGGCCTTTTAGTCGAAGCCACATTGTGACGTCATGGATCTCCTCCGGGCGCAGACTGCCCTGCGGGATATTCAGCTTCTTCATTCGGCATTCAGGCCGCATCGAGTAAGGCAAAGCTACTCGGTGGGACTTGCCGATGGCGTCAAGCGAGTTGTTGATCGTGAAAAACGTGGCCGCCGTCCACGCGCCGCCGATTGCCATGTCGCGATATTCAAAAGAGTAGTTCGCTTGGATGAAGATGTATTCGCCCTGCGACCCAAGACCGACGATGCCGCTCGGGAAGAACATGTCGAACTCGATATCGGTAACGACTTCACCTTCAGGACACGCCGGGAACGGGCCGCGATAACCACCCTGCAGGTTAGAGCTGTCCAGTCGGACTTGCGCTACGTTGGACGAAAGGCTATCCCACCCTGGCCAGTCGTCGTCATCTGCACCACCGGCGGTAAGCCGCTTAACTTGAAGCGCTTGAGCCGCGTAGCTCAGGATGCGGAACCGGAAGCCGCGATAAGACATGCCCATAACCACCGGCCCGATGACCAGGCCGACGCCTGGCGCGCCACCTTCATAGTCCAGTTCCAGCGTCGTCGCCGTCACGTCGCTTACGACATAAAATCCTTCGTTGTCACCGATGATCTGGATCTCGTCACCGATCACGAAGTTGAACTGGGCGATAGGCCCGTTGATTACGTCGCGACCCCCCGTACCAGTGCCATCGTCAATGGTGAAGCTGTAAGGCGCTACTGGGTTGATTAGCGTTCCTGCTACCCAGTCAGCAGGGAACGTGCCGGCGCCTACGGGGATACCTACCACGTCGCCGTTAAACGTGAAGACAGACGCTGAGGCCGATGCGGTCAAGGTAGTTTCTACCGTCAGTTCCAATCCGGCAGCCCCGGTGTTACTGGCCCCCACTTCAGGCGCCGTGTACCAGAAAAAGTGCGCCGGTTCGGAGGAGATATCTGCCCCCGGCGCGTGGATCGTGAATGAAGCATCCGCGCCGAGGGATAGAAGCGGCGTCTGTCCGGTCTTTACGTCTTCAAGGTCGATCTGGTACGAACCCTGGCCGACACCCAAGCACATCTCAGTGCGGGGCTCGCGAAGGCTAGCAAAGTACGCCCGGGGCGGTATCAGGTAATCCGGGAAGCGCTGTGGGTTGTAGCCGAAAAGCTCTGGCCGCACGTCGTTAATCTTGACCTTGTTGCCCTTACTGCTCCCCTGATCCAGCGGGTTGCCGCCAGTAGAGCGCGACGCGCTGATGCCGGGGATTTTAGGCGTAAGCAAGGCGATAGCGGCAGTGGCCGCGAAGATCAGCGCGAAGGTAATCGTGAAAGGGTCCGTGCCTTTCGGCTCCCGGTAGATTTCGACTTTATCTTCGGCTGAGATTCGGGTTGTCTTCCACTGGCGCGGCAAAAGGCGTTCGCCGTTCACGTAGAGGCTGATCGCCAGCTTACCCAAATCTATATCGCGGGAAATACCATGGCGGTACAGCCACTCGGCCATCGTCTGCGGCTTACGGATTTTGTAGGTCTCTTTGCCTTCGTCCGACAAGCGACTGGCGTAAATCTCGATCATGGTTTGTCCCGGTGAAAAGTAACCGTTGAGTGATCCCGCAGCCAGCGGTGCAGGGGGAGACAGCGCGGCCCCCTGGCCGGATTGATCTCCAGAATCCGCAGGCCATCCGGCGACTCTACCACTAGTGCAACGTGTGTGCAGATGCGTCCGATCATTACCGAAGCGATGGCGCCCGGCTCCGGATCGCACAACTCCATCTGAGAGGATTCGGCTTCGTAGGCACGGGTGAACTCTCGCGGATCTGTGTTGCGCAAGCTTCCGTATTCGGCCAGGAGCCGCTTTCCTAGTTCCGCGTGCCGGACGTGCCGGACGAGGCCCCAGCAATCGTAAAGGTGCGGTCCCCTGGCACCGTCCTCGTACGCGCATGAGAGGTACTTATTCACGAAGTCCATCACAGATACCTGAGTGCCGGTGCGAAGGTCGTAGTGTACAACGCTCGCGGCCAAGCGACACCGATCATGTTGTAATACCCGGTTTGCAACTGCGCCTCTTGCCCCTGGATGGAACCGGACAGCAACGTCAGGAAGTAAGGCCTTTCCGCCGGGGCGGATAGGTTGGTGTTCAGATACGTCCGGTAAACGGCGGTGACCCGGGCATTCGCGGAGATGGCCGCGTCGATTAGGCGTGACGCTTCGCCGGTCGTGTTGTCTACCGCGAAGGCCAGGGTTTGGTTCCCCTTGTTGTTCTTAGCGGCCAGGGCGATGTCAATGTTAGCCCCGATGAACGTAACGGTGCGCGCGTCTTCCGTGACTGCCATTACGTCCTCGAAACCGTTGCAGATGAACACAGGTTCGGCCCATGCGTCGCAGTTAAGCTCAAGCGTCCTGATGATCGCATCAAGACGCCCGTTTGCCCCTGCGTTTACCTCAGCGAGGATTTGGCTCATCAGATGATCATATCCAACGGGGTCATGATTACGCGGCAGCTCAGCAGGTTTCGGTTCGTTGTCCCGTTATGCTTGATGTTGAGCTGCCAGTAGGAATCTGGCACCCCGTAAACGTCTGCGGTGAAGTGGATGCTGTCACCGAACGGGTTCGCCTTCCCATCATAGCCGTAAATGGCACTCACGCCTTTCCAGCGAGTGCCTCCAGAGTCCTGAAGCTGGACGGTGATCGCCTTGGCGAGGCTATCGCCGGCGTCGAGTACTGCTTCGACTTCGATCCGCATCTTGGAACAGCCGTTCGGCATGATCAGACGGCTCGGCGTGGCGGCCACGAAGGCGCCCAGTACCGCGTCATACTCCGGCGTTGTGCCGAAAGAAATGATGTTGTTCGCCGAACCGTTAACCATGGCTGGTGTGCCGAGCGTTGCGACTCGGGTGTTCCGGCCTTGAATCAAGTATTTGTACATCTCATTCGGCAGCATCGGACGCGTAGGCGAGAACGCCCGAACGTTGGTGATGATGTCGCTGATGTCATATTTGAAGTACTCCGTAGCCGACCGACCGGTAGCCGTTTCGAAGGCCGCGTAGTACGCCGGCAGATCTAGGGAAGACAGGTTGCGGACGATGGGGCTGCTGACCGTACCGCTGAACCCACCGATGTTCATCCGCTGCGGCGCCTGGCCCTGAAGGCCGACGATGCAGGCCGTGGTGTCCGCGTCTGGGCCGCAGAAAACCAGTCCGCCGCGAATGGTGACTTCGGTCGTGTTCCATGGCAGCGCTGTATCCAACACGGCCAGGTGGTCCACGATCCTCATACCCGCAAACTCGCCGCCGTAACGGACGTCATGCGAGATAAAGGAGCCCCAATTGTCGACCCAACGAATGTTAGCTGGGCGGTCTACGCCGAAGGTACCGACATCCGGGATAAAGAACCCTCGGTTGAAGAACAAGCGGGTCTGCGCGTCTAGGTCCGTAGCCGAAGCGCCTTTATTGTTGAATTGCGCGGTGCTGGCAGTCAGGTTGGTTACGCTCGGCTGCACCCAAGCATCGTTGACGACCATGGAGTCGCAGCAGTTGTCCATAACCTTGTTATTCGATACCCAACGACAGTGGTTGAGCACCGCATTGCAGGACATGTGGGTGAAGGTGCCACCAGTGGCGAACGTCTTGATCGAGTAGCTGCGCGAAAGGAAAAACTGACAGTAGTCGACCTTGATCATTGAAGAGTTGATGTTCGCGTTCGAGAATACCAGATGGTGCCGGCCGCCGACGAACTGAACGCCGGTCATCTCGAACTGGTACTGATCGACAACGAAGCCGTCGGTATCGTTGTCGATCTCTTTGATGATCGCATTATCGCCAACGATTTTGGTATATGGCCCCCAGGGGATCGCGCCGTTTTTCAGGTACGTGCCCGGCGGGATGTATGCAGTCGGGAAGGTACCGGTATAAGACGAAGTCAGCGGTCCCGAAGCGGTAGGCCCCGACTGGCGTACAGAGTCCAGATAGGCCGCAAAGGCAATCAAGCCGGCGGTATCGTCTGCCACGCCGTCGCCCACGCAGTTAAACGGGGCGTCCTTGCAGCTGACGTGTTCGCCCAGTTTATCGAACAGCGTCCGGTTACCGAAACCGATTATGGTAGTGCCGTTGGAAGCCGCCAGGGCTGCACGCAATGAAGCATCACCGGTCGATACGAACTTCGGCTGATCGATTACCCAGTTGTCAACGGTCGTGTACGGGAGCGCTAGTTCAGGCCCTGGGCGCCAGTATTCGCCATCCTTAGACATGATCTGGTTAGGGCGCGTAAAGGTCAGCTCGCCCACGTCGTCATAGTCGCCGATGAATTCGTACCCGCTCGCCAACAGGAAGTTTTCAAAGTCGAGCTCGATCCCCGCCCACGACTTACGGACGTTGCCGAATCGGTCGACCCAAGTTACTGGCGTGCCGTTTACCGCGTCGTCCAGGTTGGAGGCGTTGTTGTACAACACCTTGACTTCGGTCGACCCGAGCGGGAACTGTGTGGTTGGGTACGTGTTCGCCATTACGCGGCCCCTTCAGTGAATCGGCTTTTCAGCAGAGCATGACATTCCTTGATGAAGTCGATTTCTTCCTGCGGCAATGCAGGCATCGGCGGTTCCATCACGGCCAAGTGGGCGTTAACGGCGGCCATCTGCTGCTGTACATCGCCGGTAAGCTCGACGGCTGTGCGGTGCCACTGGCAGGACAATTCTACATCGTCCTCTACCAACAGGAGTCCGAGTCTAATCTGGAGAAGACCCGAGCGATGCAGTTCGGGTTGGTCCAATACTGTTTTTCTGTAAATCATTGGTAGCCCCTTATGCGGACGGGAAGTGACCAGTTAGGAAAATGCTTTTCTGCACGCCACTCGCGGCATTAGCCTGCGTTAGCGACGCCGCAGTGCCTGCAGCAACGTTCATCACTTCAAGCAAAATGTTGGACGAACTTACCATCGCAACGATCTGCGGGGTAGCGACAGCCGATACTACGCCTGTCCATCGCGAGAGGGCGACCGCAGGTATACCGCTAGCGGGCGCGAGTGGCAGACCGCTAATACGAAGCGAACCTGTCGCTGTCGTGAAAGTAAATGTCGAAGTAGTGACGGTTGCGTCGAACATGTACGCACGCCCGATCTTCGTGTAGCGGCCACTTTGGGTGCTGTAAACAACACTGAGATCCCCCGGTGTGGCGAAACTAATCGTCGGTGTCCAGGTCCCTTCCTCGTAATCGTCCAGGGTGTTGGGGTCCGCCGAAGGGATTTGCGTAGCAGGGAACGCTGCCTGCCCTCCGGTAAGACTCAGCAGGCCGGATACCGTCGGGGTGACCAGAGTCAGTGCGTCCGGCAGGGTCAGCGTCGGGTTCCCGGAAACGCCGTCACCGTTAGATACGGTGACCTTGTTGGTCGTGCCGGTAAGCGTTCGAGCGGCAGCAGTGCCTGCGCCCGTGCGAGCCAACAGGCCCGCGGTGCCGATCCCCGCCAGGGCGGCTAGATCGGTATCATAAGCTTGGACATCTGTGCCGATCGTAACGCCAAGCGCGGTGCGCGCATTCGCTGGCGTGGAGGACGCAAGGAAGGTACGGATAAACGTTTGCCACGCGCTGAGAATCGCCGTGCGAAGCTGGGCGCGGGTTTGCTTACGGCTCTGGACGGCTTGAACGACTAGATAGAGATCGTCCTCTGTGCCTGCGCCGGCAACTGGCTGCTCTGTTAGTTTTCCAGCCATTAGGAGTTCTCCAGATAAAAAGGTGAGCCGTCTTCGAGAAGCATTGGTGTGCCGTCCTCAAGCAACATTTGAACAACAGAGCCTTGATCGAACAAAGGCCATTCGCGGTTCATCGCGTAGTCAAAAATCTCCGGGTTCAGCACAAACGATGGTAGCAATTCGGCCCACCCTGGCGGCAATAATGGTCTGTTACGCAATTCGCACGTAGTTCGGTAGCGCCAAAGGAATTTCCCGGTTAGCTCACCGCCCACGGGCACTTCGGTAAACCGGATCTCGTGTTCGTTATACCCCATCGGGCTGAGAAGCGTCATCATGAACCAGCCGGCGCCTACGACCTGTGCGGCCCACGCTTCAAACAACATGGCCTGGGGTCCCGTCATGACCCAGCTAAGCGACACCATGGCCGGAGCGTTAGGAAACTCTATCCGCTGCCGGGCGCGGCCGCTATCCATCGGCGTACGCCGGATATTATTGACCGGCGTAAACCCGTAGTTCTCCCTCAGCGGGCAGGGCAGCCCTTCCGGGTAGACTGGAATCGCCATTAACGCCCCACGCCTTGCAAGCCGGTTTTGCGGTTGAGTGCTTCCATCACATCGTCATCCGAATAGAGTTTGGCGATCCACAGGTCGATAAATTTCTGACCGTCCTCTTCGCGCGTCTCTTGCTGCCCGGCGCGCGATGCGTCTTCGATCAAGTTTACCGTAGTGTTGCCCGTCCCGGTTGGGGTTTTCATATCGTTTAGCGTTTTGTCCAGCTTAGCGCTGGTCTGCGCTGTGGTCACGCGTTCGCCTTTCTGAAGCAGCCATGTGCCAGTTTGCGGTACAGAATCGATGCCGTCGTGAGCCATACCGGCGAGCCCCGCGATCTGCGAGGACAGTCCGCCGGCGAAGGCCAGGGCAGAGGCAGCGGCTGCCGGCGCGGCGAGCGGCCCGACAACGGGGATCGCAGCAGTGGACGAGAACGCGTTAAGGCCGGCGGAGATTGCTTGCGCCGCAGCGTACTGGATAAGCATTTTCAAAGCAGTTTGCGCGAAGCTGGCGGCCAGGTCTTGGAACGACAATTTGCCGGTGGTCACAAAGTTGTACAGCGCGTCCGTCAAGCCGCTGAAAGCACCATCGAAAAGCGTTTGGGTTTGCGCGGCTACGTCCGTCGCTTCCGTCAGGTAATTGTTCCACGATTCAGAAGCGCCGAGGAAGAACGAACCGGACGCTTCGTCGACCTGATTGTAATAGTCCTGCTGCAGCACCAAACGGGCGGCCAGTGCTTCCTCTAAGATGTCGGTCTCTTGTTGATACAGGTCTTCGCTGATCTGCCCTTTGTTAAGCTGAGCGTTCAGCTTGTCGAGCTCGGACTGATACTCCTTGCGGATCGCCAAGTCTTCTTTCAACCGTTCGCGCAGCTTCTCGCCGGAGCCAAGTCCGGCCAGTTGCGAGTCAAGACCCTCCTGCGCACTCTGCAGCTTCGACGCTTGGTTCTCTTGGAACGCAGCCAGCTTGCCGGCTTCCTCCGTCGCCTGCTTACGCGCAGCGACTTCCTGCTCTAGTGCCACGTTGCGCTTTAGCTGGGCAGTGATCAGCGCTTCGCTCGCAAGGAGCGACTTCTGGTCAGCGGTTTGGATGTCCTTCGATTTGATGTCGGCGATCTGTTGTTCAAAGCGCGCCAAGGCTTGCGCCTGGGTGCCGAGCTTTTCGCTGGTCTCCGACTGGAGTTGAAGCGCGGCGGCCTGCTGACGCAAGCTGTCGAGCATCTTCTGGCCGGCGTCTTCACGAACGGCTTTAACCTTCGGCGCAGCGGCGGCTTTGTACTGCTCTTCAGCGGCCTTACGCAACTGGGCGATCTGCGCTTCGCTGTACTGCACTCCCCGGGCGGCTGCCGCGGCGACCTGCTTATCGATCTCTGCGAAACGCTTGGCGAGCTTGTCAGTCTTCGGTGCCGTTTCGTCCAGGGACTTGTTCAACGCTTCAACAGCGGCAATGCCGCGTTTGTCCTGCGCAACAACGTTCGCCTGAACGGCGGCGCGCTTTCGGCTCTCTTCCTGCTGCACGAGCAAGTCGGTGATCTGCCTTTCCGTGGCTTCGCGTCGGAAGTCGTCGTTTGGGGTGGCGCCAAATCCGCTGCCCGGGGCGTTGTTGATCGCGTCCGCGTTGGCGATGTCCTGCAGCCGGTCGTTCAGCACTTTGAGTTTCTGCTCGAGCGTAGACTCACGCCCGATGTCGAGGAACGCGTCCCACGCGTCCTTAGCCGCGTTCTTCACAGCCGTCCAGGCAGATTCGACGTATCCGAGGTTATCGCGTACACGGTCGGCACGGGTAGTCAGCGCCTCAGCGTAGGCCTGTTCGGCCAGGTTGGCGGCGCCCTGCGCATCGCCTTGGCGTTGCAGCGCTTCGATCTGCGCGTAGGTCGAAGCGGTCAAATAGTTCAGGGAGTCGTTCAACTCTTTTGAGAACTTGACCGGATCTTTCGCCAGTTTCTCGAAGTCCTTGACGGTTTCAGACGCAGCTTTGCCGGTGGCTTCCTGCATCTTCAACGCGGCGATAGCGATGCTGTCGAACGAGGATGCAGGGATCTTCCCGGAGGCTGCCAGTTGCGCCAAGACAGCGGCGGCCGCGCCGATAGTCCCTACGGACTGGCTGACCGCTTGCGCTTGACTGGCGAGCGCATCAGCGTTGGTGCCGGCGGCGTTGCCGCTAAGGATCAGCGCTTTGGTGAATGCAGTCGCTTCGTCGCTACCCTGCTTATAGGCCAGGGCGAGTACAGCAGCGGCAGCGGCAGCTACGGTGAAAGGGTTGACGAGGCCGAGGACGTAACCGCCGAGAGCTTTCGCCGCAGGGCCGATGCCGCCGAACATGTCCTTGAGCTGGCCGCCCTGTTGGAGCAGAACGGTAAGTGGGGCTTGCCCGGATTGGAGCGAGACGGCGATGTCAGTGAACTGTGCCGGCACGCCGCGCAAGTTGGCGGCGAGCTGCTTGGCCGACAGGCCGTTTGCATCCAGTTGCTTGGCGTTCTTACCGATCGCGGTACCGGTCTGCTCTACGGCCTTGCGGGTTTCGTTGAGCTTGGCGAGGTACGCATTGTAGTCGTCGACAGGAAGGCGCCCCGCATCGCGGTGCGCTTTGAGCTGCTGCTCCATCTTGTCGAGGCGGGAATAAGCGGCGATGGTCGGGTCGATCTGCCCGACCAGTTTGTCCAGGGCGTTGCCTTGGCGCTGCGCTTCCTTGGTCGCAGAAGCCAAAGCGCGTTCGGCCTGATTCATACCGCGCTCGAAGCCTGCGGTATTAGCCACGAGATCAACAGTTAATTGCCCGAGGCTGCCTACCGCCATAGCTATTGTTTCCTTGAGGCTTGCAGAATTTTCATGAAGTCTTGCGGCGTAGCATAACGCAGTTCGTCGTCAGATTCCCTGTTAGGGATAAAGTCAGCGACCTTTACGTTTTTGTTGCCCATTAGTTGCGCGCCAGTGCTGCAGATCAATGCGGCGGCTTGCTCTACGCGTTCAGCGATGTTCAGGCCCCCATGGCGCTTGATGTACTGAGCCCATTGTCGCGCTTCGACCAGTGACAGGTTCTGTTGGGCTTCGGCGATCGTTCGACCGCCTACGCCATTCAGAACTAGTTCGAACCAGAGGTCTTCGGGGGCTTCGTCTTTGCCGATTGCGCTTCGTTAACCGCGGTGATCAGTGCGAGGAACAGCGTATCGCACATCGCACCGCGGCCTTCGATACCAGTTGTGCCGAGGATGTCAGCTGTGGAGAAGATCGGGCCGCCCTCGTCGTCACATACCATGGTCGCAATCCGCGCGGCCAGGTGTTCTTGGTTACCTTCGGCGGCTTTCCACGTGTTGGTGATCGTGTGGTACGACGCCAGGCGCACGCAGATGTCGGCTTCCAGCTCTTCGCCTTCCGTGTTGTGCCATTTGATTTGGCGCTTCACGAAAGGCTCTTTTACGAAGGCGCCTTGAGCAACGAGGTCTTTAAGGTTCAGGGCCATTGGTTAGCTCGACGACTTAGGAATGAGAACCGGCTCGCCCGATACCTGAATGCCAACGGTCGAGGTGACCATCGTGTTCAGTGCGAAGGTGAACGGATAGCTGTTCATGTAACCTTCGAAGGTCAGCCAGCTGCGGGTTGGCGGCAGAACGAATTCATCTTCGCCCGAGCTGTCGGTGCCAGTGGTTGGGTTCGCGGTGCCATCAGAAAAGCCGATCGCCCATTTCAGGGTGATGCCGGAGGTCTTCAGTTGGTGCAGACGGATGTGATTCACGTCGGCCGGATCGAACTGCAGACCGAAGGTCGCGGCGCCCGGGGTAGCCAAGCCGGCTTCGTAGGTGCGCGACAGGTCGTTCAGGCAGGTCGTTTCGATCTGGTCGATCGCGGTGTCAATACCGTCGATGGAAGTGATGCAGCCCACGTCAAGCAGGGCGCCGGTGTCGGGGTCGATCGTAAAAAGATCCGTGCCCTGGCTTTTGATGGTCATGGTGTAGCCTCATGAGAGAAATGAACGTTCGACGGAAGCATATCATGTGCGGGGCGATTCGCAAATCAGGTGCGATCGACCAGCCAGGTTAAGTCGAACCCTGTGCGGTAGAGCAGAGTTTCCTCCTCGCGGATCGTGCCGCGGTAGTTGGTCACGTTGCAGTCGCGCTCCACCGCGTAGCGGATCGCTTCAGCTACGGCTGTACTTGACGCCTGGGTCAACCCATAAACGTCGATCTGCAGATCCTGGCTATCAGCGTCCGGCCGGCAGTTGAGCATGTTCAGCGGAAAACCCCCGGCGCTTTGGTAGACGACGTAGGGCTTGGCCACGTTCTGAGGAGCAGCTCCGAACGGGTAAATCCGGGGGAGCGCGCCGCCGAGAAGGGCTTGCACAGTGGCGTCGGCTTTACATACGACGAAGAACGGCGTGTCCATTAATTAAGTCCCAATTCAACGAGCCTGAATTTTGCAACTGAGAGGAATTCTTGAAACACCGCCGCCTGGTTCTCGGACAGCGCGCGACGCATGAAGGGTTGCGCCCGACTGCGGGATGTCCCGAGCTCCACAAATAGGGCTGCATAGTAGGTGTTGCCGCCGCCTACTCCGCGTTTGCGTTTGCGTACCCCTACCGAGACCTTGGTGGAACCGGTCTCCTCGAAATACTTCGTGTCTTCGATTAGATCGAGGTTCTTCGGAATGTAGTTCTTCGTTTCCGGTCGGTCGATACGAGAAGCATTATCCTTGGCGGCTGCGAGGACGATCTGCATAGCTTCCTTTGCGGCAGGCACGACAACCTGGCGCTGCATTTCCTGCGGCAAGGTCTTGAACACTTTGGAAAGTGCGTCTGCGCCTGTCAGCTTGTATGTGATCCAGTCTGCCATGTCGTCGCCCTCGGTTTGTTGGGAGTTTATCACAGGCAAGAAAAAGCCCTGAGTTTTTAGGCCAGGGCTTTTCAATCGGTGCTGCTCGTATGGTTTAAGCGGCAGAACCGCTATCCCAATCAGGAACGCCAAACGGTGCCGCGCGGGCCATGCCGAAGTGGTTGCTCAAAGCGATCAGGTTTGAAGCGACTGCGGTATTACCCGGCTGACTTTCCGTTCGCCATTCGGCCAGGGTGAGTTCATGCTTGACGTGCTCGCCGCCGTACGGCTGAACGTAAGCCACAGCGCGGTAAATGCTCTCTCCGAAGCCAACAAGCTCGGAAGCGTAGGCACCGAATGAAGCGCAGCACAGCGCCAGGGCGAGACCGATAAAACTTAGACAGCGCTTGATCATCATTTTGAAACTCCATTGCAATGGTATGTATTCCGGAACGTGCAAATTACTACGCCACACGCTTGAACGCAAACGACGTAATGCCTTCTCGCCCGAGTTCCGTTTCCGCGTGGTTGACTTCCATGACTTGGAAGCCCTGATCCTCGGCCCACCTGATCAGCCCGGGGATGCTGAAATACCAGAGGTGTTCTGCCGGCTTGAAATGCTTCGACTGTAGAGCCTCCTCAGCGCTTTCAAACGTCGGTAACGAAACGAAGAACCAGTCGCGCACGTTCGCCAAAAGCTTTTCAGGTTCGGGGATGTGCTCCAGGCTATCCCAGCATGTGATGTGATCGACCGGCGCTGCGTAAGGGTCTACGTAGGAGTAGATACGCTGCAGCCACTCTACAGCCTCGCTGCTTACGTCGTACCCATTGCCCCACGACTCCTTGACGTAGCGGCCGCCGCCAATGCCGATGTCCACGCCGAGCGAAGCCTTCGTGTACTTCTCGACCAGGGTTAGGCGCGCCCGGGTTAGGGCGGCACCCATCGGTGTGTCGTCGAGCTTCTGGTAATGCGCGAAGTACTCCCCACTGTACTGCATCGGCGGCGATGAATGCCAACCGTAGCCTAGTTCCTCAGACCACCACAGGGAGGGCTTTGTTAGCCCAGTCGGCAAGCTTAGCGTCATAATTCGAAATCCTCTTATTGCAAGAATGTTGCTTCAATTTACAGAGACAGAAATTGTCTGGCACCGCAAAGGTAATTGTACTGCCGTCCGGGCAGATCTGCTTCGGCGAATTGAATCCCCCCTGACCGCCGCAGATGACCCACGCGGGAACCTTGGCCGCGAGCGCTGCCGGGACCAGCCAGCCGATGCCGCCGATCACGGCAGCAGCACCCTTGACGAGCGCCAGTAGTTGTTCGATTGGCAGTTCGCCTTTGTGGTAGACCTTATCGGCTGAATAGGCGTGGCCGTCTACCATCCACTCTTGCCCGTCTACCAGGTCGGCTACGCTGATAACCCGATAGCCTCGGCGCATGGCTTCTGCGGCGGCCCAAGCGATGTACTCAGGATCAGGGTTACGTGTATCGGCGCGCCACTCGCTGCGCACCGTGGCCGGGCGCACAACGACGTACGGGCTAGTTTCTGGCGAAGGCGGTAGCGGCGGAAGGTCGAACTCGCCCGGCATTACGCCGAAGCTGGCAATCATCCCGGGGATAATCCCTTCGGCGCCGTAGCGGATCTGCCGAGTCGGTTGACGCCCGGGTGGCATCGTCCATGTTGTGTGGCGCGCGATGTTCTTCGCCTGGGTGCGCAGATTGGTTTGCGGTCGGATGAAATGGACGTTTGGCAGATCGGCCAGTAGTTCGGGCCACGGGGTATCGACGTAGAGCTGGCCGGGTAGCTGCTTGATAAAGGCGCGACTGTATATCGAGTCGCCCAAACCGCGCATTCCGTGGATGATCATGATTTCGCGAACTCCCCGAAATGCGCCGAGCAAGCTTCTGAGTAGGCTTTAGCCGCGTCTTCGATGGTTTTAAAATACCCCAGATGAATACTTTTATAAGCAACCATTATTTGCGCTCTCCATCGCCCGCTCGGTTTGTGCAGATACACACCCTTTACCCCTGAGGTAGATTTAAGCGTGGGCCCTCGATTGGCCATGTTTTGGCTCATGTTGCAAGCTCTCAAATTTTCCCAACGGTTATTGGCCTTGTCACCGTCCTTATGGTCGATATACGCTGGTATCTCGCCGGTCATTATCAGAAACGCCAGTCTGTGGGCAAAACATCTTCTTTTCCCGAGATTTATTTCTACATACCCGTTATCGCAAACACTTCCGGCTTGTTTACCGAGAAAGTCAGGACGGTTCCGCTTCATTGACTCTTCAAAGAAATCTATGCGTGTGAATACGCCCGTCTTTGGGTCGTAGGACAAAGCGGCTGTAACGGATTCTTTAGTAAGTTTTTTCTTCATGGTGCGCTCCGGTCGAGAGGCAGTCGTGGGGTAATGCGGAAACCAGTGACTAGCTGGCTTGTCGGGTGCCCCCTATCCGCACTTCAGATTCTAGCGTCCGCGCCGGCCGCCGTCAATTCTGCTTCGAGATAACCTAGCTTGTAGCACTCCAAGGATGTGGAGCGACTGCAGTTTACAACGTCGCTTTTTCTCGCCAAGCGTGCGTGCTGTTTTGCCCACTCTCTGCACCGTACCTCATCTGGGTTTTTCGTCCCCTTGTGGTCACCGTGCCAATGCGTGCCATTCTCTACCGTGCAATCAAAACCGATGAGCAAAACTTTATCGGCGCCAAGTTTAAAGGCTAATTCTATGGCGCGCAGTCCGGAGTTATAGGGTCCGTAGCTCTCATGCCAGTTCAGATTGTGCTTCGCCACCGCCTGGCGCGTACAGCTCCACCGCTTAGGCCCCGACGTAACCCACTGGACGTTCGCGTCCCACCACGCGAGATCGCCTGCGTAAAGGTGATCGCACCATGGGGCTAGCTGCCAGGAGTTGTTCACGGCGATTGTTGGAAGCCCGGCCCGCCGCACCAGTTCGCAGTCGTGCGCATTGAGGCTCGGGCCGGAGGCGATGCAGACGAAGG